AAGAAGGTGGTTCTGTAGATACATTTAGAGGTTCTATATATGATCAACCAATAGGAACATCTAAAAGGATGTTAAAACGAAGAGGTGGTAGCATTAACAGTTCTATAGAGGAATTTCAAAAATATCAAAAAAAAGGAGAAGTGAAATCACCTTCTTATGAACAATATAGAGATATGAGATTTTGGTGGGAGTCGTTAACTGTACCACAAAGAGAAATGATACATATGAAGATGATGTATCCAGAAGAACGTGGCATATTATCAGAAGGTGATAAATTATACAAAGACAGATATAATGCTGAATATTCAATTCCTGTAGCCGATATAAAAGAGACATCTAATCCAAGAATATTTGCTCAAAATGAATCTATAATTGAAAACGAAGGAGCTAAAAATCAAAACTATGCTATTTTAGATAAAAAAACTAATACAATTGCTTATTATGATTCTAATAATAGACTTATAAGTACAGAACCTGTAATCACAGGTACTGATAATAAGGATAGAGATTATTCAATATCAATGAGAGATTGGTATGAAGATGATGCAAATAAAGGTAAAACTCATGACGATTATTTTAAATTTTTAGAAGAAACAGAAGGTAAAATTACACCTTCTGGTCATTTTACTATTGCTCAGCATCGCACTGATGTAAATAAAAATCCTGGTAGTGTACAATCTAAACTTTGGAATGTTGCAACGGATGCTATGAGAGGTAGACCTTTAGGTACACGTAATAGAGATATAGTGGCTAGTAGAACTAGAGATTATGGTGATGGAAATATGTTTACTCTTAAATCTGATGCAGGTTTATATAGTTCTAAAGCAATACATAGTACAGGTAATGAAAAACGTATAAATGCTTTTAATGCAAACGGATCACCTGAAACTAGAGATATGAGTAATGGTTGTATCAATGTAAATGGAAAAACTATCTGTTTTGATACACTAGAAAAAGGTAGTTCTGTATATATTTTACCTGAAGAAAGTAATGATTTAGTTAAACGTGGTTCTAAAGTACCTTATGCACCAAGATATTATGATAGTAAACAACGTATTAATAATAGCTTAAAAAATCGAGGTTTAGAATTTGATGAAGATCTTTTAAATTTTCTTTCTGCAGTTCATGGAAAAGAATCAAAGCATGGTACAGATGTTCGTATACCTTATGAAGATATGTTCCCTTCTATTTTCCATTCAGATGGTGAGTTTCAAATAAATCGTAAATCTTTTAAAAAATATTTACCTAAAAATTATACTGGAACTTTTGATGATCAAGTTGAAGCTGTATATAATTTTTACAATGCTCATAAAGATAAATATACACCTTCTCAAATGTATTCTATATATAATTCAGGAAGAGTAAAGAAACATTTAAAAACACTTCCTCTATTTAATAAGATACATGAAAATGCTACAAATACATATCAAAGAGGTGGAGAAGTTAAATCATTTAAACCTAAACAACCTTTTATAGGTACAACTTATACTTTACCTTATGATATATTCTAATTTTATGACTGTAAGTTAGTATTTTAAATATTTATTTTGTATATTATATTATGATGGAACAAGATAGTTTAAATAATGAAGGTTTAAACCAAAATGGTGAAGAGCAGCAAGAACAAATAAACTTTTATGGTTTGAAAGATGATGTTCTTGCTATGCTTACTAATGGTATACCTGCTGAAAAAATATATAAGGATTTATTGACTCAATACATACCTGTAGAAGATATTAATCAAGCTTTTATGGAAGTAGGGTATGAGGAAAATGATATAGAACAGCTTAGAAAAAGTGTGTATGAAAATTATGATGAAGATAACTATGTCCAAAAAGGTCAAATAAAACCTTTACCTCAAGCACAAAGAGGTATGTCTATGTTTCCATTAACTGCTTCACAAGGTTTTAGAGTTAGAGAAAATTTTACTCCTGCTAAAGGTTTTTATATACCTGAAGATTTAGGATCTAAAGGTAATGTGGGTGGTGCATTAGGTGTATTCATGGAATCAGTAGGAGAACTATTTGGTGGTAAAGATGAAAATAATGATGGTTTAGCTGACGGTGCTTTTAGAAATATGAAAACTAAAAGAGCTAGACACAAAGCAAGTAGGCCTTTTTATTATGGTTATAAAGTAAAAGAAGATAATTTTGATCCTAATAAAGGAAATTATGTGTATGATCCTACAGATTTATATGAAGGTAAATTAAGGACAAAAGATCAGTATGAAAAAGATGTTATAGAGAATAGTATTATAGATTATAATCCTGATACAAAACAGTATGAAGGTATTATGTCATCTAGAAAAATAGATCCTAATTTATTTCCTGAAAAAAGACGTTATTTAGGTAAAACTAATATTGGTATAGATGCTCCAGAAGGTGCTTTTACAAGAGATCAATTAAATGATTATACTGGCTTAGGAGTTGTTCAACAAAGAATTAAAGATAATCCTTATCAAAGAAAATTGCTTAGAGAAATACAAGGTATGGATAAATCTTATTCTTTAAAACCTGGTCAATCTTATGGTGTTGCTCCTGACGGCACTGTTCAAGTTTATGATGATGCGGATAATCCTTATTTAAGAGAAACCATGATGGGAGAAAACATTGCTAATCTACCAAATGTAACAGGAACATTTCCTCTTAAAAAATTAGGATATAATGTACCAGCATATAATATTCCAAGATCTCCAAATACGACTTCAGCTTTACAAAGATTGCAAAGTTTAATACCTCCTAAAATTGATTTTAAAAATGATCCTTTTGGTTTAAACTTAACAAAGTATCAAACAGCAGGTGAAATACCAGAACCTTTAACGACTAAACAATTGTATTTACCTACTCCAGATCCATTAGAAGATTTTGTATACAGACCTATGCCGTATGAAGATCCTCAAATAAAAAGAACTAATAGAATACCAGGTACAATTAAATATGCTATGGACTCTCCAGGTATGCAAGCATTTGGTAAAACTAGTGGTGCATTAGTTGCAGGAGCAGGTGTTGTAAATGAAATGTTTCAGAATAAAAAAGCAAGAGATGCTAAGAGAGATTTCAGAATGATGGGAATGGCAGATAAAGCATTTGGTATGTATAATGAACGAGAAGGAGATAGAGGAATGTGGGATGTAAATACAGGATTGGCACAACCAGATAATTTAGATGTAGGGTATTTTGCACAAGATGGTAAAGAAATGTCACAGCAGCAAATGATGCAACAACAAATAAGACAACCACAAATGCAAAGACCTATGATGCCAGATCAAAAAGCAAAGATTGTAGATTTAGATATGGAGACTATTGCAAAACTAATAGCTGCAGGTGCAGATATTGAAATACTTTAATTATGCCAAAAGTAAAAATTAATAAATTACCTGAAGGATACGTTATAGAAAACGGTAAGGTTGTTAAAAAGCAGATGCAGAAAGGTGGGAAAACAGGAGATCAAATAGGTTTTAGTTTAAAAACCTACCCTACTGATACAGATGGTGGCAATTCAAAAAAAGATGATGTTAGATATAGTTTATCATCTGTACCTAGAGATGCTGCAAACTTAGAAGCTGAAGGTGGAGAAACCGTACTTACTGATTTAAATAATGATGGTTTATATGGTTTGTATGATATAAAAGGTCCAAGACATAGTAAAGGAGGTGTTCCTTTATATTTACCTGAACAATCATTTGTTTACTCTGATTTCAGAGACATGAATATTAAAGGTAAAGATTTAGCTGAATACGGTATAGAAACAAAAAAATCAATGACTCCAGCTAAAGTGTCTAGAAAATTTCAATTAAATAAATACTATGGAGCTATAGATGATGAATTTGCTGATGATGTACAAGTAAACTCTGCTGATTTAATGTTAAAGAAAAATAAAATGAATCTTTCCAAATTAGCATTTAATCAAGAACTTAGTAAGAATTTTGAAGATGGTGTACCTGTTACATCACACCCTTACTTAGTATCTATTGGTGAAGACCCTATTGCTTTTACTGCTAAAGTTGAAGAAATGAGCAAGCAACAAGCGTTGATGAAAACATTAAATTCAATGCCACCTCAGCAACAACAACAAGTGTTAGCTTTACAAAAATTTATGGAACAAGCTCATCAAATGAAGCAAGGTCAAGGTATGCAACAACAAGCTGCTCCTCAAGAACAAATGATGCAGCAACAGATGATGCAACAGCAAGGACCTCCTATGATGAGAAGAGGGGGTATGATACCACCACCTCCTCCACCTGATATGTATTATGCACAAAAAGGAGGGCTAGTTCCAGAGTATCCACTGGATTTATCTGGATTAACAAAGCTTGATACAGGTACAGCTGGTAGAGATGCTTATGCACAATTAGAAGACTTAATACAAAATGATGCTAGTTTTGAACCTGTATTAAAATTAGCTTATGATTTATATTTAAAGAAATTAAAAGAGGTTGAGGGTAAATTTGGACCTCAACAAGTTTATAGTTATGATGATATGGTAAATGAATTTTTAGCATATCAAAAAAATAACTATACAATATCAGATTTATTAGCTACTCAAAAAGCTCCTGATGGAAAACTTTACAGATTACATCCTAATCTAGATCATTCTTTGTATGGTAATAAAAAAGTATGGAATACTCAAACACAAAGTTTACTTGATAAAACAGAAGAGTTAGTAGGAGATCCTAATATTTATACAGCATATCAAATTAACGATAGAAACACAATAGCTAATCAAGCTTTTTATCAAGCCTTGTTTGATGCTCAAAAGGAATTAGGTAATCAAAGATTATTTTTAAATCAATTAGGACCTAATGAATCAAGAAATTATGCTAATAATCTTTTAATTTCTAGAATAGATAACATATTTGGTAATAATACATTAGGTCATCAAGCAGGAGTTATACCTATAAAAGAACCTGAAGAAATACCAGTAGAACCTACACCAGATCCAGAACCTTGTGAGAATGCTGCTGAATTAGAAGCTGAATGTAATGCTAAAGAAAATCATAGATGGATTCCTTATAATGCTGAAACAGGAGATGGATGTGCTTGTATGCCTTTACCAGGAGAAGCTGAAGAAAGAAAACCACCTAAGCCTGAAATGTGGTTGCAAGATTTATTAAAACTAAATTCTATTGCTAATAGAGATAGAGATATATTCTTACCTTGGCAACCTGATGTAGAAAATGTAAATGTAGATTATGTATTAGAAGATCCAACTAGAGCTGTTGCTGCAATTAATGAGCAGATGAATATTATGAACCAAGCTAATAATGCTTTTGCAGGTGTTCAAGCAGGAAGTGCTAGATCAGCTTCTACTGCAGGTAAAGCAATGGAACAAATAGCTAATACTGTTGGACAAGTTCAAAACAGAAATGTAAACACTGTAAATAGAGCTTATTCTCAAAATGCTCAAATGGATGCTCAAGCTAATAGAACAAGAGCTGATAGAAATGTAAAAGAATATGATGATACAGCTTTAGCTTTACAAAGTTATATGGATGAAAAGAACTTTGATAGAGAACAATATGCAGATGCTTATGCTAATGCTGTTACAAATATGGCTAATACATATAATCTTAACTTAATGCAAGATTACTATCAAACTGATCCAATGACTGGTGGAATGATTCATCAAGTTTCAGGTAAAGCCTTTGATCCTGTTCAAGAACCTGATAAAACAGAACAGTATTTCAATACTGCAGCTAGATTAAAAAGAGAAGGTATCGAACCAACACATGAAATGATTACATATATTTTAGGTGATCCTGATTCTAGAAGTAAACAAACTAATATACAAAGGGAATATAAGGAATCTCAAAATGTAAATAATGGTTACCCTGGTAATATGACTACATCAAGTAGAAGAAGACAGTATAAAAGAGGTTCGGAATTAAAAAGATATGCATCACCTTTTTACATAGGTAAGATGGGTATATAAAAATAAAAAAATATGGCTACGTATATTCCTGGATCTAAATCTTATATGCCAGAGTTTAAACCTTTTACTCCTGACTATAAGTTTTTATCCGCAGTTTTAGATACAAAGACTACTAGATATAATACAAATTATAAGCAATTAAATAATCTATATAGTAAGATTGTTTATGCTCCTTTATCTAGGAAAGACACTCAAGAAATGCGAGAGCAGTTCACTCAAGGTTTATCTGATAAATTAGAAAAGATATCAGGTATGGACCTATCCTTAGTACAAAATGTTGATGCAGCTAAATCTGTATTTAAACCATTCTTTGAAACAGATATAATAGTAAAAGATATGGTTATGACTAAAGTATATCAACAAGAAAAAAGTCATGCTAATAGGTTATTAAATGATCCTGATCAAAAAAGAAGAGATATGTATTGGGATACAGGTATTAAAGCTATGGATTATAAAATGAAAGATTTTATAGAATCCGATCCAGATAAAGCTTTAACTGCTCAATTACCAAGATATGTTCCTGATGCAGACTTATATCAAATGTCTTTAGAACTGTTAAAAGAATCAGGGATAGAAGTAGAGAAAGATTTTATTACTCCTGGTGGACAGTGGGTAGTAAGACAAAAGAATGGCAATCTTGTTACACAACAAGCTTTAGAACTTGTACAAAGATCTTTAATGGATGATCCTAGAGTACAACAAGCTTATCACACTAAAAGTTATGTAGAGCAAAGAGATTTTGCAGAAGAAGGTATTCAGTCTGGAAAATTTCAAAGTAAGGAAGCTGCTGAACAAGCTTGGGCTCAGCAACAGATAAGTCAATATACAGCATTAATAAATCAGAAAAAAGAAAAAGTAGAAGAAGAGGTAAAAGAATATACTCTTAGTCAACAAGGTTGGGAAGAGTTTAGAGAAAAATACGGTATTGTACCTGGTTCTGACCATGAAAAAGAAATGCGTAGAATACATGAAGCGAGATTGGCTAAGATTGAAGAAATGAATACAGTTAATCAAGCACAAAGAGAAGCTAACAGACAAGTAAATACTCAAAGCACTGCCGACTTATTAAATAAGGCTTATAATTTATCCATGCAGTATAATATGAAAAATGATATGATTGCTGCAGCTATAACTTATGGTAAGCAAAATGAGTCTTATAAAATAATTATGGAAAATCCTGAATTTAAAAGAAACAGAGAATTTGAGTATGCAAAAAATTTAGATGATTATACAACATTAAATGATATAAAACTAGCTAGAGAAAAAAATGAACTTGATAAAGAACTAGAAAAATATAAAAAAGATTTAGATTTAGCATATGCACCTCAACCTTTGCTACAACCAGCAAAACCTTCTTATGGTGCACCTGGTACTATATCTATTATAGACAAGGATGTATTAAGTTATAATCAACAACAAATAGACGAGAAATATACTAGGGATGTATTACCAGCAGGTAAAAATTTTATATTAACAGCTTTATCCAATGAAAAAATAAAACAAGCTTTTTTAAAGAGTAGTGCATATAAAGATTTGGTTAAAGAGAAAGGTATAACAGGTATAGGTAGTTCAAATAATAAAAATGAAAAGTCTTTTTATAATGCTATTTCTGATATGGATGAATGGACTTTATATGGATACGCCTATGTAATAGATAGTATAATAGGTGATTTTACTAGTAAAACCAACAGGAAAGGTGAACCAAATAATTTGTATGATCCTGACTTTGCTATAAGTTCAGATTTTACAAATATTGACAGACTTTCTAAAGCTTATGAAAACCAAAATAAACAATACTATGAAGGTATCGATAGATTAGCTGAGGCATATGGTAATGGTATTGTAAACAGGATTAAAATTAATGGTGAAAATGAATTTACATCAAGTGCTAATAGAACTACATTAAATAGTTTCTTTAAATTAAACGGAATAGAAATAACATATAATAGTTTAAGAGAAGGTTTGAGAGTTGTTGCAGATGAAAACGGAAATAAAAGAGGAAAATTAAAATTTTTAAAACGTGATGGGTCTGTAGTTTCTAAGCAGAAATTTATAGATCAATATCTAGAATTAGCTGAAGCTGGTGTTTTAAATACCTACATCAGACCTAATTTTAGTGCTGGATTGGAAGGTACTATAGATCATACTGGGAATAAAATTCATAATTATAGACTATCTTCTAAACAAAGTAGCGGAAGAATAGGTAATTTTAGAAGAGTCAGTGCTACAGAAGATGCAAGTTTTTTATATGATCAGTTATATACAGCTTTAGTTCAATCTCAAACAGAACTACCTGCATCAGATCAAGGTGATCAAGGAACAGGAGAAATATTTCCTATATTTGATTTAAATGCATTTTATAAAGGTACACAAGCAAGACCTCAAAATGAAGAAGGCACTGGATTTTTAAATCCTAGTTATAATATACCAGTTAATCCTAGAAGTTTAAATCAAACAGCTAGATCTACTATTTCTACTTTATGGAATCAATTGCAAATAACACCTCAAGCTAATATGACTGTACAACCAGGTATATTAGGTACTGGAGATGAAGATGAATTTACTAAAGTAAGTGATGAGAAAGCTTTTAATATATTGCGTAACTGGTTAGTAGATATAGAAAGTCAACAATTGTCAGGTACTGGTAAAACACCTTCAGATACTGAACCTAATGGTGAAATAATATATAATCCTGTATATGGTGGTGCTGAACAACTAGATCAAACTAAAGCAGGGTATGTTATAAGAATGAATAAAGATTGGTTGAAAAAACAATTACCTACAGGAACATCTGAAAGTGAGATAAATAAATATGAATATATTACATTTGCTTTTGATCAAATGAATGATATAAATCCTAGAAAATCAGGTGAATTTAATTATTCAAAAGTAATGACTGATATAATTTATGGCAATGATAACACTTATACTTTTACTTTACAAAACGCAGGTTCTTTGCAAGTAAAACAAGATTTAGCAAATCCTACATTATTTCATAGTAAAGTTAATTATCAAATTTATGATCCTGAAACAGGTAATTATATAATTCAAGAATATGTAGGATCAAAAGATTTTAAAGGTTATGATATTAGAACCACTATAGATCCTTGGGTAGAACAATTGGAACAAGAGATTTATAATATAAGAAACGCTAATATAGTAAAAGAAAAAGATAATAGTAACGCGGTAAAAAAATAGCAATATGGAAAATCAAAGAAACCCTCAATTTGAAAATATAAATAATGCATTACCTAGTGCAGAACAAATAGATTTTAATCCGCCACAAGCTTGGTACGATTCTCCAGATATACCTGACTTTACACCAGGTTTAGATCCAGAGTATGTAAAGTTGTTAGATCATTATCAACCAATTATAGAACAATATACAGTTCCATTTACAGATGATATAAAATCAGTATATCCAAGTGAAAATAATGATACAAATCTAAGCGATGATCCGTATAAAAATAATTTTGACCGCATATTTAGTGCCCCTATTCCAAAATCAGATCAAGTTTCTATAGCAGACCCTCTTGTATTTTCAGCAAAAAAGACTCAGTTTGATAGATTTTACAGCCATAGAAATTTTTCAAAATTAGGATTTCACCCTTATGCTAATAATGAAGAATATTATAATGATAACTCTACAGTTTTTTCTGATACTGTAAGAATGCTTACCCAGTTTTATAAATTAGCAGGTAGTGCTATTAGAGGTAACTATAGATCTTTTGGTGATATGTTTGATAACGATCCTTATACTATGCCTGATGTAAAAACATCAGATGAATTTGAAAAAGCTATGGGGATAGGTATGTCAAGTCGTGGAGGGATTACAGGATTTGCAAGCAATTTGTTTTTAAATTTTGGATATACTTATGGTATTATATTATCTGTAGCTGTTGAAGAATTAGCACTTGCAGCAATTACTGCAGCTACAGGTTTTACTGCTGCACCTGCAGCTGCTGCAAGAACAGGTCTTAATGCGACAAAAGTTGTAAGAGCAGTTGGTAAATCTATAGGTAATACCTTTGTATTAGGTAGAATGGCTAAAGCAACTAGACAATTATCACAAACACTTAATAAAACTGATAATGCAAGAACCTTTTGGCAAGCTACTAAGAGTGGTGAATGGGGTGTATTAGGCACTTTGTTTTTACCAGAAACAATGGCTGCCGTAAAAAAATTACAAACAGCTAAAACAGCTGGTAAAAGTTTATCTGGTATTGCAAAAATGTCAACAATGTTTGGTGGTTTTTATAGAGAAGTAAGAGCTATAAACTATGCAATGTCTGAATCTAAATTAGAATCTGGTTTTGTACTACAACAACAAATAGCTAATGGTATAGCGATAGAAGAACAAAAAAAATTACAAGGTTTAGAACCAAACTTAGCTTTAGTTGGAGAAAATGCAAACAAAGCAGCTTTTGCTACAACTATGATGAATTTTGGTTTGATCTATATGTCAAATAAATTAGTATTAGATACAGCATTTAAAGGTTTTAATAAAACACTTACTAGAAATTTAAATAATAGTATAAGTGGTACTGCAGGTAGAGCCATTAGACAAAGCAATATAGTAGGACCTGATGGTAAATTATTAAGAGATATATATAGCGATGCAGGTAAAGGTGTTAAAGGTAGAATAAATAAACTTAAAGCAGCTGGTGCTAAAGGTATTGGTTATGCTACTATTAATTCTTCTTTAAGATATTTTGCAGCAAATTTAGCAGAAGGTGTTCAAGAATTAGGTCAAGAAGCTATATCTCATGGTACAAAGTATTATTTTTCAAAGCTACAAGAAAATCCTTTAGGAGGTGGTGCAGACTTATACAAAGCTAGTATAAATGAAGCTATAGGTTCTCAAGCATCAGGTCAAGGTATAGAAACATTTTTATCTGGATTTCTAATGGGTGGTTTAGCTAAAGGACCTCAGAAATTAATATTTGAAGTTTTACCAGATTTAAAAAATAGAATTTTTGATAAAGAAGCTTATAAAGAATACCAAGAAAGAAGAGAAGCGGAAGTAAAAAAGATTGTAGAAGAAAGAAACAAAAATTATAACGAGTTCATAGATGATCCTGTTGCCTATTTAGATAAACATATAAATAACTTCTTAATTCAAAATGAAGTTAATAGTGAAATGAATGAAGCTTCTTATGATGGAGATATGTTTAAGTTTATAGACGCTAAAGACTTTGCAAAATTTCATCATATATATGGTTTAATGGAAAGTGGGAGCGTAGATTTATTCAGAACAGAGTTGCAAGATTTTTTAAATCTTACAGATGAAGAATTAAATGAGGCTTTCCCTACTTTTAAAGAGGAAATTAAACAAGGTAAATTAAGAGAAAGAGCTAATGATTTAATTAATCTAATAGATAAAGCAGAAAAAGCTTATAATGAAAATAAAGACGCTTTAGTAAATCCATATGATCCTAATAAATATGATAAAAATACAGAAGAGTATAAAAACGAATTAACTAAATATGCATCTTTTGAACATATTAGATATTTGCAGATGTTTACTCAAGATAGTTTTAATAGAGCTTTAGAAAGAGCAGATAAAATTTATAATGAGTTAGCATCAGACCCAATTCTAAAAAAAATACAAGCTAATGATTTAACAGTATTACTGGATGAAAATAGTATTAAAAGTGAAATAAACTTACTTAAAATAGAAATTGAAAATTTAGATGATTCAGAAGAAGGTAAAAAATTAAAGCAAGAGAAACAAACAAAGATTGAAAAATTAAAAAAAGTATCTGAAGTATTAAATTTAAAAGATAACCTTAAACAAGATGGTTCTTTTGATAAACGTAAAGTCAAAAGAATACTAGAACCTTTAAAAGAATACATACAGTTTTTAGCTGATACAAGAGGAGATTTTGTAGATGTTAATAGAATTAAAGAAGTATTAAAAAAGATAACTGACCATAGAGCTTTAAGTGAAAGAGCAAAAGCAAATAATAGAGCTTTGCAATATTTAGCTGTACCTGAAAACTTTGATAGAGTATTAGAAAGACAAACTGCAATTTATAAATCTTTATTTGAAAAGAATAAAGAAAATGTAGAAGCCAGAATAAAAAAATATATAGGAACAATAGAAAAAAATAATCTATTAAACGGATTAGCTGATTTAGGTGTATATCCAGATGCTAATGAAGTAGAAGGATTTTTATTTTTTAATGATACAAGAATTTTAAAAACTTTTTATCACAAAGATGGAACGGTTACTAAAGATTCTGGACCTGTATATAAAAAGATACAAAACTTAATAGATGTATATAATGGTATAAGCGAAGAAGCTACCCAAGAAGAAGCTAACCAAGAAGAAGAAACTGATGATGCAGCAAAACCTCCGACTAGAAATAAAAAAGTAACACAAAAAGAAGAAGGTGATGATGAAATATTGGATTATGATTTTGATATACAACTTGATAAATTAAGTGATACTTACCATCCTGTTTTAAAAGAAACTTTATATAGAGTTTATAAAGAAAGTATGAATATTGCCTCTAAAGCAGAACAAAATACACAAACTTTAAGTGAATGGCAAAAAACAGATTTAGCTTTAAACATAATAGATACCTATAAATTTTTAAAAACTAAATGGAAGGAAACTTTATCTAAAAACAAAACTGATAAAAGTGTTATACAAGATAATTTTATAAAAGATATAGGATTAAAAGATTGGCTTTCATTTGATACTACTAAAGAAGATCCTGATATATTAAATAAGAATAAAGAAAACAATACTAATATATTACTTTATTTAGATACTCCTGAAGTAAGTTATGAAGAAGCTGATGTTTTAAAAGTGCTGATTAAACATAAAAGTGATAATTATATAGTTAGAATTTTAAAAACTTTTGTTAATGGAGGATATATTACTAATTACAAAATAATAACAAAAACAGGTTTAGAGTTAAGTGATCAATTATTAAGTGATTCAACAATATTTAATAAAAATGGAGCAATTTTTAGTTCTTTAGAAGATGCTAAAAAAGCTGTAGAAAAATTAGAAAATAAATATCACAGTAATGATTTACCTGTTGATTTTCAATATGGCGGAGTCACCCTATTTCAAGGAGCGTATATTTTTTCAGGAGAAGAAAAGTTTCAAGTATTATCAACACCAGAAAAAATTAAAGTGACTAATACTCTGGAAATTGTCTCAGAAGATGGTACAATTATAACAATTAATTCTCCAGAAGAGTTTAAAAAAAATTACTCAATTGATAAATTAACTCCTACAATTAAATCAGATAAGGTATCTAGGATACGAATAAATGATCCAATAAGATACATTCCATATGAAAATGAAGGTGAAGATAGAGCTAGTGCTATTCAAAGATTAGATTATATATTTTCAAATCTAACACCTGAACAAAGAAAAGGATTAGAACTTGTTGTTTCAGATAATCCTAAATCAGGAACTGTTACAGAAAGAGAATTTACCTTTACAGATAAAGAGCCTAATTCACAATTAAGCAGAGTTTCCGATAAGTATAGTATTGGTATACGAATATCTGACCTAGAATTGAGAAATCAAATTGATAGAGACTTAAAAAAAGCAGGTTTAAATGTTTCAGATTCTAGCGAAGGTATAATAGCTTATTTACCAAATAAGAATTTTATAATTTATGATAATGAAGGTAATGTAATAGATCCTAGAAATATTGATTTATTTACAGCAAGAAATATATTTTATAAATATAATGAAGAAATAGACAATGCAGATTTAGAAAAGATTAAAGAGAATTTTGCTATACAAGCTAATTTAATAAGATTAGTAGAATCTAAAAAATCTTTGTCAAGTTTAAGAAATCAAAAAGCTGATATAGAAAAAAGAAGACAAGAAGAGTTAGATAAAGTAAAACCTGTTTTTCATCACACTAAAGTAAAACCTGAAGATTTTAATTTTGAGTCTTTCCAAAAAGAAAAGGGGCAACAAATAAGTCAATTTGGAAATGGGTTAAACGTAGCATCTGTTACAAACTCCTTTTTTGTTAATAGATATGGTCAGCCTATAGAGGGTGAAATTAACGATTCTGATTTTGTAGTAATAGATGCTAATATGACAGAAGCAGAATTATATGATTATTTAATTTCTTTAGGTTATAAAATTAACACTCCTCAAAATCCTTCTGGAAAATATACTGCTAAAACTGCAAAAGAAGAATATAACGGCACAGATCAAGCAAAAGATGCTCCTTATGTGTTTCATTTATTTAATGATTTTCAACAGTCTAATCCTGAAGTAAAAGGTGTTAAAGTTATCAACCACATAATAAGCAATACTAATGCAGCTCCTTTTTATGTTATATATGACGCAAAATCTTTTTACGGAGAAGGTTCACTTAAAAAACAAATTAATGCTAAATATGATGCTGAATTAGCTGCTTTAGAAGATACAACTAAAGAAACTAAAACAGAAGGACCTTTAATAATTACACCTGAAGAATTAGAAAATGCGGGTTTTTATTTTAACATGACAAACAGATTTAAAGAAAATGAAAGAGAAAGTATAAGCCCTAATGCATTATATTATAATACTATTGATGGTAAGAATATAGTAATATATGATAACAGAAAACAATTTACTGTCAATGAAAAAGGTGAAAGAGTATTTACTAGAAGAGATAAAACCTTAAGTACTATAAAATTTGAAAATGGTGTTAATCCAGCATCTAGACATAGAGAAATAAAAGATGAATTAGGAGAAAAATTATATAAAACTGCCAGAAATAAAGGAGCTTATGTACTAGTTGTAAAAAATCAAGGTGGTGAGTATACTCTTGTAGAATTAAAACCTAGTAAATTAGATAGAGATGAATTTGTTTCTTTTGTTGATGCTTTAATAAAACAAAGTGAAAAAACGGTAAATGAAAATTTAATAGAAGATACAAAAAAAACTGCAGAGAAGCAAGATTTAAGAAATCTAGCTTATAATGTAAAATTTAATGATGAACAAATTGATAGTAAAATTTACATTATATCTAAACCAAATACAATAATTAGTTTAGAATTAGATCCTAGAGGAAGAATAGAAATACAATTTCTTAAATATGACAACAAAACAAAAAAATACGAAAAGCAATTAAAAAATAAATACAATCAAAATAGTGCTGAAAGAATAGGTTTTAATGAAATAATAGAAGCTCAAGAAAAAATAAAAGATGGAGAAGATAAATATAATGTTTATTTTGACATGTTTCAAGAACATTTTAACAACGTCAATAAACGTTTAAAAGAGCTAGGTATAAATGTAAATATTACTGTTGATGATATTAGAAAGAATATTTCAAATGAAGCAACTGTTGAAGAAATATTAAATAATACAGAAACAAATCATTCAAGAGAGGTAAGAAAAGAATATCAAATAACCATTTCGCAAAATGATGTAGATATTCAGGCTACAAAAGATATTCCTTTAATTGTAGAAGCTGAAAAAAAGAAAAGAGATTTAATAGAAAAAGAAAAACCTGAAGTTAAAATTGATGAAAAAATATCTGAAGAAGAAGTTGAAGATTTAGATGAGTTATTAGGAAATTCTGCTGAAAAGATAATTAATATAAATAATGAAATAATAAATATACTAAATGAAGGAGCTATATTAACAGATATAGAATTAGCATTTTATGATAATAAGCGAAAAATCATAGAGCAATTTTTTTATGAAAAGTTTGAGGATGTTCCAGGTTTTAGTAAAGAATATGTTGATAAATTATCAAAAGAAGTAGATTTAATATCTGAACAATATAGAGAAGAAAAAGAAATATTAAAATCTTATGTTCAAAGAATAGAGAATATTTTTGATGAAAATGCAACAGAAAATCAAACTAATAATATTAATGACATTAAAAATGAATTTTACAATCAAATTAAATTAATAGAAAATAAATATAAAACTGAAGAATTAAAAAAAGATGAGGATATACAAGAAACTCCAACCATTAAAGAATCAGGAATAACTGTAAATGAATATTTAGATAAGGATACGCTATCTGACAGAATATCAGAACTAGAATCTATTATTAGAAAAAAACAAGAAGAATTATTTGAACAAGCTGTTTTAAAAGGAGACAGAAGTATAGTAGATAATGATGAAGAATTAAATAATTTAAAAAGGGATCTTAATGTTTTAATGTCTCAAATAACAGGTAATAAGATTTTAAAAGGTGTAGTTCTTGATGAAATAGATGTTGAAAATATAAATGTATTTTTAGATTGGGCAGCTAAAAATTTACCTGATTATATTGATATTAAAGATTTAGCTGTATTAGGTAATAATATGAAATCTGGTGGTGTAAGAGTAGGAGCTTTTGCTTTAGCTCTATCAGATATAGCTGGTGGTATGAGAGTAAAAGGTACTTTATATACAGGAGCTGAAACACCTTTTAGATATCATGAAGCATTTCACGCTGTATTTAGACTTTTATTAACAGACGAACAACAAAATAAATATTTAAGACTTGCTGCAAAAGAAGTAAGAGCTAAACTAAGAAAAGAAGGTATAAGTTTTGAAAAAGCTTTAAATGATTTTAAAAATTTAACTTCAGAATATCAAGATCTATCTAGATCTGATTTAGTTAAACTTTATTACGAAGAATATTTAGCAGATCAATTTGAATTATTTAAACAATCTCCAAAATCTACTAAAACTGATCCTGCAAACAAATCATTTTTTGCAAGATTAATTGAGTGGATTAAAGCCTTTTTCTCAAGATTTACTAAAAATGAATTAAGAAGATTATATGAAAATATAGATTCTGGTAAATTTAAATCCTCAACTCCAGTAATTAATAGATTTACATTAGCAGCTGAACAAGGTATTACAGTAGAAGCCAATGCTATAATGATACCTTATGAAGTAATAGATGCTAAAAGAAATTTATATAAAACATTGGATACAGATGCTGCAAATGCTATGATTAGAAGTATAGCAGCAACTTACTTGCAAAGAGAGGAAGCATTTAGAATAAGTAAAGCAAATTATAGAGATGATGATTTTGAAGAAAAAACAAGGAATGAAATATTAGATGAGGTAATTAAAGATTATAAAGAGTTATATGATTTTACTAAACCGTTTAATAAAGAATTAAGTTTTGAATTAAAGCTTATTTTAAATGATTTCTATGCAGCTTTTGTACGTTTTGATGATGAAATAAAAAAAGCTGTTACTACATATTTAAGTTTAGTAGATGTAAAAATAGATGATTCTATTTATGTATATGAAGAACAAGAAGATGATGAGGGTTTAAGAACAGTTAATGATTGGGATAAAGATGCTAGTAATTATGGAGGATGGAACTCTATATCATCAATGCTTAGAAAGTTTATAATGACTACTACAGTAGAAGAAAGTGATATGTTTAATCATGAAGAGTTAAAAGAAGGTGAAAGATTAATAGTTCCTGTTGATTTTGCTTATGCTTATAATGGTATTTTAAAAGCTACTGCTAATACTACAAATCCTACAGAAATACTTAATAAACTTTTATTGTTTGGGGAACATAATCCTCACACTAGAGCTGTAGTAAATAGAATTTTTAACAGATTAGGAATAGCAGAAGAAGATATTACTAATGGTGATTGGTCAAGTAAAACAAAAGATCCTTTCTTTTTAAATGCTTTATTAAGTGGGTTAGAAAACTTTAGAGTAGATTACTTATTTATACATAGAAATAATGATGGCGAAATATATATTTACTCAGCTTCTCAAAGAGACGATGCCAATGCTCAAATAGACACTTGGGGTCAAGCGTATATTAACATATATAAAAAATATAATGATAAGGTTAAAGATGTTGATGGTGTTCTTTTAAAAGATAAAGCTAAAGAATTTTTAGAAGATTTTGAAGCTTATATATCTGGTAATAGCATAGAATCAATATCTGATATAGAATTAGCAGAAATAGCAAAAGAATTGCGAGAAGATTTAATGAAATATACAGGAATCATATTAAGCTCTCAATATATAGCTTATATGATTTTACAAAATATAGAAATAAAAACACAAAAACAAGCAACATTATTAGAAGCTTATACAAATGTAGAATCATTAACAAGTACTAATATTCAATATATGAAGACTGCTATTGATAATGATATAAGTATTTTTTCCACAGGAGATTTAGGAAGTGGTAGAATACTTAAAAAAATATCAATGGCTAATGCTGAATTTGATGAAACAATTGGAGCATCTGTATTTAAAAATCCTAATGGTGATTTAGTATATGCACATCAAAAATCTTCTTTCCATTTAAAAACCATGTTGCTATTAAATAATGAAGATAAATTAAATGAATTAAAAAAAGATGAGTTCCTTACTAGAAATTGGCTTTTGAATAACGAAGCTTTTTATGAATTAGCAAGAAACAAAGGTTTACATATAACAAGAGTATCTGGATTTAAACAAGGTAGAATAAGTCAAACAGAAGACGGTATTGAGGAATCAGGAGGTGTTGGTAAAACTTATGGTGATTTGACACCAAGAGAATTTTTAAATGTTATTATAAATTCTTATCCAGGATTATTTAACAAGTACACTGGTAAATTATCCAATACAGTAATTGTAGAAAATGAAAATAATGAAAAAGAAGAAGTAGCATTAGCTCCTGTTTTAATACGTGTCTTAGAAGCTTCTAATACAGGTGATTTAACATATTTACCAGTAATAAAAACTGTAGAATATAATAAAGAAGGGATGCCTGTATTAACTGAAAAAGCTCTTCAAGGTTTTATAAATAATATTATATCTGAATTTGAAAGAATTAAAAAGAATGTAAATCCTAATACTAGAGATCAAAGAGATATTGAAAATTATAATAAAGGAAAAAAACGAGCTCAAGTATTTGGTAAAAATAGATACATCCTTACTCCTGTCAAAGAGAAAAAGAATGTTATAACTAAAGAATCTAATCTAAAAACATCTGAAAAACAACTTATTAATTTAATAAGAGGTGATCAAAGAATATTAATCTATGATAATAAAACAGCATCTAAAGTATTAAAATATACTACAGCTAAAGAAGAAAGAGATGTCATAATATCATCTGCAGATAAAAAAAGTAAGACGAAACCTTTAGAAACAAAAATAGTAGGTTTAGGAAGAGTTGCTATAGTAAAACCTTCTACTTTTTTATACTACGTTAACTTATTTGGAAATAGTGTAGTAACTGAAGAAAATAAAGAAAAATTAACAGGTTCTACTGTATATGAAATAAAGTTTGGAAATATAACTCGCTATACACATTCAAAAGCAATAGCTGATTTTTTACAAGGAAACCCTATGTATGTGTATATGACTAAAGATGAATATGCAAAACAAGAACAAGATATAGTTACTGATTTACAAGAGTCAAATATAACAGATGAAAACTATGAAACTTATCAAAAAATCATAGAAATTTTAAAGAAAGTTTATCCTAATATTGAACTAAATATTTTAGAAAAACCTGAATTTTTTAAAGCTGGTAAAAATGTATATAATCAATTATTTTCTGATACAAGAAGAAGTAAATTTGATAGACAACTAGCTGATAAATTAATTACTTTCATAGAAGGATTAAATATAAAAGTAGTAGAAAATGATAATGACTTATTAGATTCTTTAAAATTTAAAACAGGTACTCCTTTAGCAGCTTTTGATACTTTACAAAAGTATTTGTCATTAAGCAGTAAGATTACTAATAAAGAACTCACTTTACAAACAGCAAATATAATATATACTTTTTTAGGTAAAAAAAGTGTTATTGGTGTAGAGCTTTGGAAATCTATAAACAATTGGGAAGGTTATAAAAAAATATATGATAAATATCATACATATAATGATGATGAATTAATAAGTGAAAATATAGAATATTCTAAAGAAGGTTTTAATCCATTTGCTCATAAACAAGCCATTATACATTTCATAGCAGAAATGTTAGAGTTTGGACATGAGAATAATTATATAGGTGAAAAAAGAATAAACCCTGATTTAACTAAAGATTATTTTGAAGCAAAAGGTTTTAAAAATAAATATGCAGAAAATCCTTTAGTTAGAGCTTTTAATAAATTGTTAAACTGGATTAATCAAAATATATTAGGTGTATCAGCTGTTAATGAATATAATTCTGAAGAATTAAAAAATTTAGTTCTTGATATTGTAGATGATGTTTACAAACAAGATTATACTAAATTTTTAAGAAGTTATAAAAAAGATAAAAATGGCAATATAGTGAATGAAAAAGGGGAGGTTTTTGAACAAAAATTTTATCAAGAAACTCTTAATAAAGATCCTTTTGCTAAAGCTATATTAGAAAAATTATTCGAAAATCCTTTTATAAATTATAAGTTAAGTGGTTCTCAAGTAATAAGAAGATATGGAACTTTATATAGATCTGTTAACGAAGATCTTCATGATTTAGATGGTGTCATTTCATTAGAAACTTTTAGACAAGAACCAACTGCAGTTCCTTTTTATACATGGTTATCTACAAGAGGTATGGAATTATCTGCTAAAAGAGATAACAAGACATTTATGAAGGAAGTTACACCACTACTTGAAAGAATGACTTGGTATCAGAATGTCAAACAGATGTTTCCTGATTTTGTTTTAGATGTTGTATTTATAGGAAAAGATCACAAAAATGCAGAAAGTTTAACTATTACAGGTCATGTTACTCATCCTACAGAAATAGATCCTGAAACAGGTTTAAATAAACAATACGTTTTAGATTTCTTTTTAAGAACTAATGAAGGAAATTATCCTGAAGTATTTGATAATTATTATAAAGATTGGAAACAAATATTTGAAGCTAAAATTAATATGGGTAGAGCTAAAGATATTGCCGATCTGATTTATTTTGAACCTTTTTTAGAAGATAAATATAAGTTTACAAATAAAGGTTTTAGATATTTTTCTTTTGCAGAAGATAATGCTCCTCAAACATTTAATCAGAAAAATGAAGGTCGAATTATAGGTCAAGCAATCATTGAAGATGTAGATTCAATGAAAGGTAAAATTCTTATTGACTTAGTAAATCAAAGAATAGATACTATACCACATGAATATGCACACTTCTTTATTGCTAAATTTAGAAATTCAGCAATAGTTAAGGAAGCCATTAAGAAATGGGGAAGTGAAGAAGCTTTAGTACAATCTATTGGTGAACAAGCTGTAAAACAAGAAGGAGAAGCTTGGGGCTGGTGGAAAAGTTTTGTAGAATGGATTAAAAAACAATTTTCTAAATTATCTGACTTAGATAAACAAGAATTAACAAACATATTAACAGATGCTTTTTTAACAGGTACAGATATTTCAGAATATGAAAAATTATTTGCAGATTCAAAATATAAACCTGAACCCCCGAAAAAAAATCAACCTATATTTAATAGTCTACCTGGTAGATCTTCAACTCCTACAATGACTTATGCTGGTATAGGTAGTAGAAGTACAGATCCAAAAGTAAAAGATACAATGACAAAAGTGGCTAAATATCTTGAAGAATTGGGTTATACTTTAAATACAGGGGTCACATTTAAAGGTAAAGAAGAAGGTGCAGATGCTGCATTTTCAAGAGGTGCAAAAAAGAAAAATTTATTTAGTCCTGAAAATCAAGGTAATAGAGAAAAAGAACAAGATATAGCAAAAGAAATACACCCATCTCCTAAAAATTTAAAGCCTGGAGCATTAAAACTAATGGCTCGCAATACTAATCAAGTATTTGGTGATAATTTAGATACTCCTGTTGATTTTGTTATTTTTTGGGCAAAAGAAACAGATAATCCGTTAAGACCAAAAGGTGGTACAGGGCAAGCTGTAGAAATGGCTAGAAGAAAGGGTATTCCTACTATTAACATGGACAGCCCTAATTGGAGAAAGGAATTAACATCAATTTTAAAAGATAATAAATTAAGAAAAGCACAAAAACAAAATTCAAATCAGACATATCCTATTAAAGAAGGAGTAACAGAACAATACTATGAAGGAAATATAACCCCAGAGCCTAATACAGTATTTGTATTTGGTAGTAATCCTATTGGAGTGAATGGTAATCCTTCAAGGGGCACAGGAGGTGCAGCGTTAGTAGCTAGTACTCAATTCGGAGTTAAACAAGGAGAGAAAATGGATAATAAGTTATCTGACTCTGGTAATGCTTATGGATTAACTACAGTTACTGAGCCTGGTAAAAAGAAAAGTGTAACTCCAGCCCAAATAACAGCAAATGTTAAACAAATGTATGAGACTGCTAGAGCTAACCCAGATAAAACTTTTAAAGTTGCTTACCGACATGTGGGAAGTAAAAAGTCTTTAAATGGTTACAGCGGTGATGAATTAATTGATATGTTTAACGAAGCAGGTACAATTCCTTCTAATGTAATATTCAGTAAAGAATGGTTTGACACAGGTAAACTTAATTTACCACAAACAGAAGAATATGTTTCTTTTGAAGATTATGCAGGAATTGATCAAGATGTAGAAGATACTCAAGAAACTGAAATAGCTTCAGATCCTAAAATGCTAAAAGATTGGGCTACAGAAATTGAAAATATAATTGCAGAAAATAATGATTTAAGTTTTGAAGAGGCTATTGAACAATTAGGAGGAATGGAAGAATTTAAAGCATTCTTAATCAATAGATTAGAAAAAGAATTTGAAAAATTCTTAAATGAAATGTCTCAGATTTCTGCTGATACTTTATTAGGTTCTTACATTAAAGAAGGTTTAAAAAATGCAGATGGTAAAAAAACAAGTCAAGTAGATTTATCTAACAGCTTATTAAATTTAACAGATGACTTTACTTATAACCTCAAACAAATATTTTTTAATGATTGGTTAAATACTTCAGCTTTAAATCAAATATTATTAGGAGATAGAGCTTTAATTCTAAAAGATAGTACAGATGAAATAAAACGTGCTAAAGGTTCTAATGCTGCTGGTGATACAGCTGCTACAGCTGCTATTGCAGAAGAATTTGGTATAATGCATGAAACTAAACACATATCAATGTTTGGTTTTCAAGATCCTGAAAATACTAAAAGTTATGGTGAAGGATCTAATGTTCAAATAGCGGATGGTCAAACTTACGGGACAATAAAAGCATTTAAACATTTTTGGTTTGGTTTAGGTAAAACAACACCTAAACAATTAAGATTATTACAAAGAATTGAAAACGGTGAAGAAATACCATATGAAGAATTATTAGAATCCGCAGAAGGGGGTCAAAGCTATGCTAAAATGCAAGCTATGATGAACTCTAAAAAGTTTGTTTATGATGACGGTAAGATTTATTTAAAAACATCAATATTCTTTTTAACTAAAGAATATACATCTTATGAAGAAGATGGAATATGGAAACCTAAACCTAATAAAATAGCTCTTCACAATCTTAGAGTTTCAATGGAAAAATTTGAAGAAAGAGAGTGGGCAGAAGGTAGAGGAACTCTTGCTTTAGCTGCACCAGCTTCAGCATTGAAAAAATTAAAAATGAATATTCAAACCTTCGAAGATGCTACTTCTGGAAGAGAATACTCAACAGATAATAGAATGGATATGGATGCAGAATATATGAGATTGCAAACCATAAACCCATCTAATAAAATAGAAATAACAGATCCTAACCAAGTTAGGACAATAATAACTTCAGAACAAAATCCTGATACAGAAGTAATCATAAACGGTAAAACTTTTACAATTGCTCAGATAAGAAATGTTTATAATGAAGCTTTAACTAACAGAGATCGTTTAAACTATACAAATAAGAGAAATTTAATATTTAGATTTGACTTAGAAAAAGCTAATGAATTACTAGATAAAAGTAAAAAAGCTAATTCTTTACTACCTGAATTATATAGTTTTTTAATGTATGCTGCTGCTGGATTAGAAGCATCTAATGCTACAAGTAACATTATTGAAATGTTTTCTGTAGATGAAAACGGACAACAAAAATATAACTTAAATAATCCACAAACAGTATTAAAATTTGAGCAATTATTCTTAAGTTTCTTTACTAAAGGTGTTATGGCTTCTAAAATTCCTGGAGTTTCTGCAGCATTAGTATCTGATATGGGTGTAAGAGTTTATAGAAAAGTATACAGTGTAGATAAAAATGGTATGCCTGATGAACAAGAAATTATTAGAGAAGATGTATTTCACAGAATGTATGATGCTAATGCAATAGAATATAATATAGACAACGGTCCTATTGCAGGAGATGATAAAAACTTAAGTGGTTTAGCTGAAGCTGTGAAAAAAGGACCTGTAATTATAATTGATAGATTAAGAGACAATATGAAAGAATATGTAAAAGTAGAAAAAGACAAATATAAATATACAGGTCAAAGATATTCTGAAATGATAATGGCTCCACATGAAATCAATATGGCTAAAATGTTTGCAAGAACTAATCAGAAAATGCCTGACTTTTTATCTAAAATGTTTACTGTACGTATTCCTTCTCAAGATAAACATTCATTTATGAATGTTAAATGGGTAGACTTCATGCCAGGATATTACGGTTCTTCAGTAGTTGTTGCTAGAGAATTAATAGAAATATCAGGTGCCGATTTTGATATTGATAAATTGTACATGCACATGAAAGCTTATTTCTATGAAAATGGGCAATTTTATGAATACGGAAATGTTAATGATAATAAGGAAGGTTATGAACATTACATAAAAAGTGTAAGTAAGAATGTTAAAAAACAAGGTTCTGTATATGGAGCAGCTGTAGATAAGTTTAATAAAAAGAATCCTTCTGGTTTAACAAATAATGTTTTAAAATACATTGATGATAAAAATATTTCAGAAAATGTTGCTAAAGCAATTATTCAATTAGGTCTGCCATTAACATATGAAGATTATGTTTCATATAAAAATAAATATGATGAAGAACCTTATACAGAAGCTATAAATAATAAAATATTAGATTATAAATTTGCTTTACTTGGTAATGAACATATTACAAATACTAAAGGTAGAGATGTAGCTATTCAACATGAACCTGCAGATACTAAACCTTTAACAGATCTATTAGACGAATTATCTAAAACTATACCTTATTTTGAAAATCTTAACTCAGAAGAAGATGTAGATATTGATAATTTAATGAATAAAATGAAAGCTTTTGAAGCCAATAAAGCAGGAGCTAATTCTATTGGAGCAGCTGTTTTACCAAACTTATATTTAAGTTTATTAAAAGAATATAAAATTTCTTTACCTGTTATTAGAGATGAGCAATCTGGTGAATTACTAACAAAAAATTTAGTATTTGATGAGATACTATATGAAGATTTTGATGGTGAATATGCAGGAGATGATGGTAAAGGAGTACCTTATAGAAAACAATATTTAATATCTGCATTAATTACTGCAATGACAGATAATGCTAAATTGCGTTTATCTGCAAAATTGGGGTTAAATAAAGATGCTCTTGCTGTTGTTGCAAATATGGTTGCTTTAGGTGTTCCTTTAAAAACATCAATTTTATTAATAAATAACCCATTAATACAGCAGTTATATTTCAAAGCAATAAACAAAGAGACACCTACAGATCCAGGTATTAAAAAATTAACTGAAATTGAACTTGGAAGTTTACCTGGATTATTTGATAAAGCTAAGGGTAAAAAAGAAATTCCTCTTTTAATTTCTGTAAATGATGAATTATTAGAATATTTAATCACAAATGAAGTTAATAGTGAGAAGTTAGAAGAAATGGACCCTTATTTAATAAGTGCTACATATAGTGTTCTAGAGCAATTTTATACAGCTTTACAAATTAAAAACTATACTGGTCATTTAGGTTCTGTTTTAAATCATACAAAAGGTCCTGGTAAAAGATACACAGATGTATTAAGAAAAGAAAAAGATGCTGAAGCATTAGGTTTAAATTTAACAAACTCTGAATATAAAAAATATTTTGATTCAAGAATCAGAAAAGGAGAAGTTGTAATTAACATAAGACCTATTTTAAAAAATACTTGGCAAGGAAATTTACATAATATATTTGTAGAAATAAAAGATAAACTATTACCTAGAGTATTTTTAACACGGACAGAAGTCTTTATGAATATGTATAATAAGTTTATTAGAAATATTGATCTTAGACAAGTATCAGATGAAGAATTAGAAAAGTTCAGATTAGATTTATTAAGTTATATTACTATTAAAGCTTACATGCAAAATTTAGAACTTTCAGGTTCTAGTATGATAGGTAGTTTATCTAATAGTATTTTATATCCTCAGTTAGAAGGTAAGAAAGTAACTGATTTAGTATCTAGTTTAAGAGAAAGAGATCCTAATAATTTTTTCCTTAAATATTTTGTAATAGCAAGTGAAGCCCAAGATGAAAACAATAACTATGGTATTAATGTAGCTATGGCAAATACTTTTGTAAAATTAAATGATTCTGCAAAAATTAAGATTCAATCAGATTTAGTAAAATTATATACAAATCCTTATACAAGAGATTCTGTTATCGAATTGATACATTATATAATGGTAAAAGACGGAATGTCTTATAACTACGGTTCTTTATTAGATGCTGTAACACCTTTTATATATGAAAGGTATTTGGAGCAAATAGACGGTATTGAAACTGCTTTTTTAAATCCTACTGAAACTAACATGTTAAATACTTTTGGTACAGATGAAGAAAGTCTTTTTCAAGATTTTATAATTGGTTATTTAAAAAGTAATAAATTAAGATTTAAACTTAAAAATTTCCGTGCAGGTTTAGTCACTATAAAATCAGATATAAATTCAGTAAGAGAGTTTACTTTAAAAGACGTACAAGAAAATCCTGATACTTTATTTATATATGCAGATAAAAACTTAATTTCTAAGTTTGGAATAATGAAAAATGCTTTAAGAATACCTTATAAAAATAAAGATGGAAAATTGGTTACAGATGACCAATTATCTCAGTTCAAAGAATCTTTTTATAGTTTTATTAGTGGTAAGTCAAAGAAGGAATTTAAAAATTATAAAAAAATTGTTTATTTAGATAATTTAATACCTGAGTATAAGAAAATCAAAGAGAAAAGTCCTAAGATAGCACAGGCTATGTCAGATATATTAAAACAAGTCAAGATAGATTTAGATACAAATCTAGGCTCTAAATATATTTATATACGGGATAGTATTTCAAATTCTAAATTAATAATTGATTTATATCCTGAAAAAAATACCGAAGTTGGTTCTATAAAAGGTTATGGTTCTGAAAGAAAAGGTTTAAAACTTAAAGGTGAAAAATTAAAAGATAAAAATAAACGTATAAATAAAAGTTTAATCAAGTCTAATATAAGAAATAATAATTTAGAATTTGTTACTTATGGTAATAAAACTATAGGAGAAGTGTTTGAAATGGAAATACCTTATGTATTAAAAGTTGGAGATTCTATTACTGAGAGTTATAGACATTTTAGACTTGTGAGTTATAGTACTTCTAAAACAGCAAACGATGTTAATGAAGATTTTATTACTGCTAATTATGCTGAATATGAAGAGTTCCAACCAGAAGGTGCTTTCTCTCAATGGGCAGGAGGTTTTATGTTTGGTGAAAGAATATCAGGGAAAGAAATAAAAGCTTTTATAGAAAGTAAAAACGGTAAAGAGTACTTAGATCCTAATGAACCAGATTTTAATATTGATGATATAGAATCTATGATTGATTCAATACCTCAAGAAATCATAGATCAAAAAGCACAAACTATTTCTGGAAAAACTCCAGAAGAAGGTGATGATATTAATTTTGATGATATTGATATTGATGTTGAAGCTCCATCTGATGTTTTTATTAAAACTTTAAAAGCTAAAAATAAAATTAAAGGATTCCTTAATGATTTAACACCAGAACAAATAAAAAAATTAAATAAGACTGCAGAAGATTTATTTCAGGAATTTAATAATACTAGTGTTACTATAGAGGAGTTTATTGAAAATTTAAAAAATTGTTATATATGAAATGTCATAATAAAAATTTAAAAGAATATAAAGTATTAGCTGAATATGTAGGTAGCGAAATTACAACTAACATTTATATTAATAAATGGCAAGAAGCTAATGAAAGTGATGATTTCCCTACTTTAAGTGATATGAAAGATTTTCTATCACTAGAGAAAAAAAATCTAAAAAATAATATTTCTAATTTTCAAAATACTATCCTTAATAATCTTGCTAGTTTAGGTTTATTAACTAAAGCTAGAAATAGATACATCATACCTGATGATAAAAATAGAGAAGTAAAATTAGAATTAGCTAGAAGGTATTTAAATTTTAATGGTATTTCATCAGATGTTTTAAAAATAGAAAAAAAGAAAACCTATAAAGAAGTATCTATTGATCCTAAAAAAAGAATTCCTATAGATTCTAAATCTATGGAAGCTAATAATAATTCCAATAGAACTTTGAATTTAATTGGTTATTTAAGAGATTTATTTCCAGATGTAAAAATTAAGTACTTAACAGAAAAAGAAGCAGAAAGATATTATAACTCTTTACCTAATAATATTAAATCAAAAGTTGATTTTAAAAAAGTAAACTCTTTTTATTATAATGGAGAAGTTATACTTATAGATGAAAAGGTGACAAATGAAACAGCTATAGAAGAAGTTCTTCATCCATTTGTTAATAGTTTACAAACTAATAATTTAGTTCTATTTAATAATTTGTATAATGAAAGTAAAAAAAATTTCCCTCTTTTAAATGAAGAAATAGAAGATTTATATAATGATGATGAAGGTTTTAATAAAGAAGATAGAAAGTTAGAATTAGTAACTCAAGCTTTAACAAAACATTTTAAAAAAGAATATGAAAAAAACACATCTAATAATTTTAAAAATAGATTGAGAGAATTTCTAATATGGGTAAGTGATATTATAAATAAGTTATATAAAGCAGTCACAGGTTTAAATTTGAATATAGAACCTATTTCAATCAGAGATAATACAACATTATCTGATCTAGCTAAAAAATTAAATACTAAAAGAGTTCAGTTCAATCCTAATGCTACAGCTTCAAGAAAAATACAATATAGTTTATCAGAAGATAAAAAAAGAGTTGTGAATTTTGCTTTAGAGAGAGCTAATGATAAACAACGTGCTATTATTAATAAATTATTTAAACTTGCTCAGACATCTGAAGAAGAGTTTAATGATTTATTTGCCAGTAAAAACTTAGAAGGAGAAAATGAACATAAAGACTTAATAGTATTTGATGAAGAAAGTCACACTTATATTAATATAAATCACGCAATTAATGGTTCAGATGCTACTGAATATACACCTGTATCTACAATAATAAAAGGTAAAATGGATTCAGCTAGATTAGAAGAATATAAATTAAATTTAACAATAGGTAATTATTTTGATAGTTTAATGAATGCTATTTTATCAGGTATACCTTATAATGAAATAGCAAGTAAATTACCTATGTTAGATAATTTTAATAAAGGTGAAGAAGCTTATGATTTTTTATCTGATTTTATAAATGATGCTATACCTATAGGTAGTGTAGCTATACCTCAAGTTATAGTTCACAATAGAGATGCTAGAATAGCAGGTACAGTTGATATATTAATTATTTTACCAAATGGAGAACTTAGAATAATAGATTTAAAAACCAGTAAAAATCCAGCAACTTTTAATGAAGGAAAACCCGAAAGAGAATGGGAATTAAAAGAAGATTCTAGTTTAATAAATTTAGGTATTAAATCTTTATCTACTAGACAACAACATAATTTTCAAGTAAATATGTATAGAGCTATGCTTGAATTAATGGGTTATAAATTTGATTCATCAGAAGAAGCAGTTCAAACAATGCATGTAAAAGTTGAAGTTTTAGGAAAAGGTAAGAATCAAGTTTTTACTGGAGCTTTTGAACAAGATGAAATAATTAAACACCCCATTTCTCAAAATAGAAATACTATTGATAAAATATTTTCTTCAAGAAAAGATTTAGATCTAGAAATTGAAATAGGAGATATAGAAGTACCTGAAGATGAAGTAACTGTAGAAGATATGCTTACAGAAACTGAAATGTTAGAGGAAGAAAAACCTCATGAATCAGGTGATCACATGATTGTTTATAACATATTACAAAGATATAAAGAAGCTTTGCTTAAAAAGCAAGAAGTTATTGATAATATTAAGAGTAATATCTATATGAATAGATCTACTAAACAAACCAAAGAATATATAGTAAATAGTATTTCTACAATAATTTTAGCTGAAAATGAAGGTCCAAGAGCAAGAAGTGCTTTATATACAACCTTATTGAGAGATGCTTTAAAACAAATAAAAGATTTTAAAGAATATATAGAAGAACCATCTAATTTTAATAATGAAAATTATATAGGTTATGTTTTAAACTTTAACAGATTTGCTGAAACTTTTAGAGGTTTATATGAAGTAAAAAAATCTGAGTATTTAAATGATACTCAAAGAAGTATAATTTTAAAATTGCAATCAGAGTTAAATACTCTTGTAGGAGTAGGTAATGAAACTGGAATAATAGATCAAGCTATTACAAATTATGTAAAAGAAATAATTAAAAGTAATAGTAATAGAAACTTTTCAGAACAAGATTTAGATGATTTACTTACTGTAGCTCAAGATATAACAGGTACTGTTCTTCAAGTAGGTGAGACCGCTTCTTCCTCAGATACATTATTAGCTCTTATGGATAAAATATATAAAAATAAAAAGCAGGAGTTTTATGATGTTTTAGAAGAAATGAACAATAAAATAAATTTATTAGCTGATAGATTGCAAAAAGCTTCACCAGAAAAAGATGTTCAGAAATTATTTCATTTCATGTTAGAATTTGATAAAAATGGTTTACCAACTGGAGAAATAATTTCTAAAATGGGTCCTCTTTATAAAGAAACATTAACTAAATTAAGAAATGAATTAATAGATGAAAATGGAGTATGGAAACAATATAGACCTGTGTATGATATAAAAAATGCTTCTCAAGCTGATATTGAATATAATATCAGATTAGCTAAAGCAAAAGAAGCATACAGTAATTTTTGGAAAGCTGAAAGAAAAGGTGCTGGTAATAAACCAATAGATGGAGATTTTCATAAATATACTCAAGAATTCAAAGATATTAGGGATAAATATGAAGTATATATTTCTAATGGTAAAGGAGGATATTGGACAAAGAAATCAAAAGGTGTTTCTAATGCTGCTTATACAGCTTATAAAACTAAATATTTTGATAGTATAGAGTATACACAACCTGTTAGAAAAAACGGATTATTTACAGGGCAAATATCTTCAGGCGTTACTATTCAGGTTCCTAAGAAGAAATATATAGTGACTACAAGCTTTACATCTAAAGGAGAATCTTTACTTAATGAAAGATATAAGTCTATAATGGAAAATACAGATACTGAATTAGGTAGAGCACAAAAAGAATATTACTTAGCTCATGTTGAAACTATGGAAAAATTATTAAATGCATTACCTCCAGGTGTAAAATCATCTATGACAGGTAAAATTCCTTTGATAAGAAGTAAGTTATACAATAATTTAAAGTCTAAGCCTAATATTGTAACACGTCTTTGGACAAAGATGACAAGAAGTATAGATAATCTTACTACTGAAACTAACACTCAAAGATTAGTATCAACTGATGAAAATGGGGAAATAATAGATTCATTACCTATTTATTATACAGGTAAAATAAAAGATGAATCTGAATTAAAAGCTGTTATAGATGAAATAGATCTATTACATGAAAAAAGAAAAAATAAGAGTATAGATATTATAAGCTACAAGAAAAAACTTAAAGAATTAAATTCTAAAAGATTATCAATAGAAAATTCAATAGGAGCAGATGAATTAAATTTAGATTTAGCTACAGGTTTAAAAAAGTTTGCTGGTATGGCTGAACATTATAGAGTAATGGGTACTATAGAAGATACTCTAAACGCTATGGTAAAAGCTATTGAAAATAGAAAATATACTCAAGCTTCAGGTAGCAAATTAGTAACATATTTAAAAGGTGATAAAAAAGAGACCTACGTAAAAGGTTCTGAAAGTAATATTTTAAGAAGAGCTAAGAAGTTTATGCATATGATTTATTATGATAATGATCAGTTGACTAAAAACTTTTATGACAAAGTTGCTGAAAAAATAATTGATCAGACATCATTGTCTTATATAGCTTTTAACGTATTTGGTAACTTTAACAACTATACGCTTGGTAGATTAAATAACTCTATTGAAGCTTTAGGTGAAAGATTTACATCAAAAAAATCTTATGCTAGAGCTGTCTTAGAATATAATAAGGTTTTTATACCTGGTTTAATTCAAAGAACAGCTTATGGTGAAAGCAGTGATAATTTAAAAGATATTTTAACATTTAATACTTTAAATTTTGCTAATAATTCAGCTTATAATCCAAATAAACCAATGAATAAATATGAAGCTTTTGCTGATTTATTTAGGATGATGGATGATAAAGGAGATATACGTGAAAAAACTTCAGGTGCTGATTCTACATATCAATCATGGTGGTCTAAATTTAAAGAATTTGGATATATCTTTCAAGATGCTGGTGAATATAATGTTCAAACTAAAATGGGTATAAGTATAGTTATGGACCAAGTTGCAATAAATGAATCAACTGGTGAAACTTTATCTTTATATGATGCTATGGATTTTGATGGTAGCACTCAAACTTTAGTTTTGAAAGAAGGTTTTAAAATACAGAAGAAAGATGGAACTATAGTGGAATTTGATGACGCATTTAGATATAATTTAAGAAACTATATCAGAGAAGTTATTAAACAAGCACATGGTAGTTATGCTTATGAAGACAGAGTAGTAATGCAGTCTGCTACATGGGGAAAGTTAATATTTCAATTTCATAAATGGGTAATACCCGCAATAAAAGCTAGATATAGAAAAGAATATTTTGATGAAAATTTAGGTTGGATGGAAGGGAGATATATTTCTTTTTTCAAGTTTTTAGCTTATGTTAAACAACAAATAGCTGAAGGAAACTTACAGTTATTTAAATACAAAGAAACTTTTTTAGAAGAACAAAAAGAAGCTTTTTTGAATAATTTAGGTAAAAGTGAAGTAGAAGCAGAACAATATGCTAATAATAAAATGGCTAATGTTTACAGAACTGTTGCTGAATTGATGATCACACTTACTACATTTATGTTAAAACAAATATTCCAGAGTTTCTTTAGTGGTGATGAAGATGATTCTGATTTAGAAAAAAGATTTGAAAATATATTAATGTATCAATCAGATAGAACTTATAAAGAGTTAACTATATTTATGCCTTTTCTACCTTCAGCTTATGTTCAAGTATGGCAAGCTGCAGATACACCTATAGCATCTTTAAAATTATTAGGGGAAATGGGAGAAGCTTTATCGCAAACTGTTTCTACACCTTTTGCAAGAGTTATAAAAGGTAAAGAAGGTTTTTATGCTGATAGTGATTATGTTTATCAAAGAAGACCTAAAAAAGGAGAACTTAAACTAGCTAAAGAATGGAGAGATGTAGTTCCTATTTTATATACTATACAAAAATGGAATAACTATTTAGAAGAAAGAGATTTTTATATTAAATAATATAACAGCATCTGTTTAACACAGATGCTGTTTTTGTTTAATCTAAAATTGATCTTAGTTGTTTAAAACCTTTAAAGTTTCTGTCCCAATCACTAGTATCAGTAGCTTTAGCTATATGTTCAAAAGGTGACCAGTGCTCACTATTTTTAAGTTTATAAAATAAATCTATATCTTTTTCATAATCTATTACAGGATTATCACCTAAGGTTTGATAACTAATTCTAGCACATCTAGCAACAGATATTTTTATAAGTTTATCATGAGCTACTTGTAAAGCTGTTACATTATCTAAATCTGGCTGAGTTTCTGGATATAATTTACCCCAATCAATATTATTACTAAAAGGTAAATGCCAATCACCTTCTTTTAAATTTTTAGGTGTACTCTCATTATATGCATCCCACATTAACTCAGCAATAGCTTGAATATGAATATCTGCTTGTGATTTATTGTTTTCTAAGCGTTCTAATGTAGAAGCATTAAAATCTAAACTACCATTAACTACACAAGCATCTTTCCAGCTTTTATACTTTCCAAAATAACTAGGACATCTTAGTTTAAAAAAGTTTTGTAAACCCTCTTTACTAGAAGTAATAATTACTTTATGCCACATGAATGGTTCAAGAAGTCTATTACAAAGTTGTTTAGTTACATTACTTTGACTATTAAGATTAATTGCTGAATCTAAAGCACTATCTCTAGCTTCAAGCCAATTACTTACTGCTAAATCTATTTCTAATTGATCTGTTAAATAGTTAAATCCTTGCATACCTATATGATTTTCTTGCCATGCAATAGGAATAAAAGGATTTTCTTGTACCATTTTAACCATTTTTTTTAATGGTATAGCTCTTGAACTTGCACTGTTTCTAGAAAACATTCTATGAGTATTAAACTCAGCTAGTACTATACGTGGAAATACTACAACAAATGTAGTAAGTCTATCCCCTTTTGGAGATAGACTATCTTCAATAATTTCTGCTTTATACATCTTTTTATATTTAAAATTTCAATCAAAAAAATATTTAACATTACCGTTTGGGTAAGTTTTTTTTTTCATGTTATTAAATGGAATTTCTTTAAGCCTACTTTTTGGTATCCTTAAAGATCTGTAATTACTAAAATTTTTTTGTTTTAATACACGATTATCTCCTGAACAAAATTGAAATACAGCTCCATTGTCTAATATATAATCTCCAGAAAATATATCATATTCTTCTCTACCTATTTTAATAGATTTCATATTTAAAAATTTAATTTTAAAAAAAAGAGGAGTATCAACTCCTCTTTAAAAATATTATTAAGAACCTGTACTACCAAAACCGCCAGATCCTCTTTTAGTTTCTACATCTATTTTTTTAACATATTCAATGTCAGGATTATATGATTTTTTAAATAGAATTTGAGCTATTCTTTCACCTTGTGTTATTCTTACTGATACACCACTGGTATTAATCAAAGCTACTTTAACTTCTCCTATATAGTCATTATCAATAGTACCTACACCATTTGCTAAGATTAAACCTTTTTTAAAAGGTAAAGATGATCTACTTCTTACTTCAGCTTCAACATTTTTAGGAAACTGAAACTTTACATTAGTACCTATTAAGATTCTTTTGCCAGGAGGTAAATCATAATAACCGTTTTTCTTAAACATTGTATTTGCCATTAAATCACCACTATTTGTAACATTAATTTTGTTGTTATTGTGGTGATACATACCTTTAATTGAAATAGCTTTTAAATCATAACCGCTCGAATTGATTGTACCTTTTTTTAAAAAAGGTTCAAACTGACTAAGACTTGGATCTACTAATTCAACTTTGATTTTTTTTGAAAATAACATAATTTAAATTTTGATTAAAAATTATTCTTTAAGTTTTGCTACAGCAAAAATTATAAAAACAAAAGCCATCCATACATACCATGGAACATATTTTTCATATTCTGTTTTAGTTATTATTTCTGTTTTAATAACAGGTACAGTATCTCTAACTATGACTGGTACTTTGGTTCCTTTTATTTCTGAATTTATAAAGTAATGAGGAATAGTATCTCTATTAACTATTTTAATTATAGTTTTGATTCTTTCATTCTCTACAATTACTGTATCTCTTATAGGTAATATAGTATCTAATATATAACTAGGTATTTCAATTTCAAAAGTATCTATTTTATAAATATAAGATGTATCATTTTGAAATAATCTAGGATGTTTTTCTTGTATTTTAATTATTTGTTTTTGTGCACGTTGTTCAGTTAAACACCCTAAAAAAAATAAAACAAAGAGGAGTAAAAAATATCTCATGATTCGCAGTTTACACATTCTAAAATATTTCTACTAAAAGATTGAGCAGCACTTTGACTATATTGATAATACAAAGTTTTAATACCTTCTTTCCAAGCATACAGATATAATTGATTTATATCTTTAGCAGGGGTTGAAGGATGTATTGTTAAATTCAAAGACTGTGATTGGTCAATATATTTTTGTCTTTGTGCAGCTTGTATAATTATTTCTTTAGGAGAAATTTCAATAAACGATTTAAATACAGCTTTAGTTGGAAAATCTAAATGTTGTACTGATCCATCTTTTTTTAGAATGCTATCCCATACTTCAGGAGTATTCAAGTCATATTTTTCTAACTCTAATTCTAAGAATGGATTTTTGTAAACTGTTTTAGATTTAGCTAAATCTTTAATAAAGTAATTTGATTTGATAGGTTCTATACCCATGCTAACCTGACCTAATATGAATGAACTTGATTTAGTAGGAGCTATTGCAAGAAGTGTAGTATTAGCAAAACCTTTTCTTATACATCTAAAACCGTGATATCTATATAATCTTTGAGATTCAGCATCACTTCTTTCTTTAATAATTTTAAAAATTTTATTGTTTAAACTTTTAGCTTCTAAAGATTCAAATTGTATTAATTTAGATTGTAACAAAGAATGCCATCCTAAAACACCTAAACCTATAGCTCTATGTTTTAAAGCAAATTCATATGCTTTTTCCATACCTGGTAAAGCACAAGCTTTATTTATAAACTCATTCATTACAGCATTTAAGAATTGAACATAGGTTTCAATAGCATCAGTTTTTACAATATCATCCCAATGCAAAAGATTTATAGAACCTAAACAGCATACGAAAGAAATCTCATCATCAGCAGGTAATTGTATTTCAGAACATAAATTACTAGCTTTAATTTCAAACCCTAAATCTTTATAAGGTGTATTATTATTAGAATTATCTTTGAACATTATATATGGCAATCCAATTTCATTTCTTCTTTGAATTACTTTAGCCCAAATTTTCCTTTTAATCTCATCACCTTCAATCATAGAGTTTAACCATTCATCTTCTACTGTAACTCCATATTGTAAATTTTGTATAGGATTACCTTCTGTAGCAATATCTAAAAATTCTAAAATATCTGGATGTTCTAATGGTAAATACACTGCACAAGCTCCTCTTCTTGCTTCAGCTTGTTTACATACATCAATAACAGTATCATATATGGAAGCATAGTGTACTGGACCATCAGCTTTACCTCCTGATTTTATAGAAGAACCTCTTGGTCTTATATTACCTAAGTACTTGCTTGTACCTCCACCGTATTTAGACATCATACCTATTTCAACAGCTCCGTTTAAAATATCATACATGTCATCTTCTACTGAAGAACCATAACAACTTATAGGTAAACCTTTCTTTGTACCATAATTTACCCATACGGGAGTAGATAAAGAATAAAAACCTTTAGCCATATAGTCTTCAAATTTATTTGCAAAACCTTTTATGCCTAAATTTATCTCAGCTTTTAAAGCTATTTCTTTAATTCTTTCTACAGGATCTAATTTAGTATATCCGTTTTTTAAAAAATTTCTACTGTCATTATTTAACCAGTAATATTTAGAATAAGTCATCTGCTGTTATACTTTTGCTTTTTTTATTATAATCAATTTGTCTTTTATAAAAGAAATCACCTTCTTTAGTTGATGTAATTTCAACATCAAACCACATTGTTTTATCTATTTCTTTAGGATCTGTTCCAAAAATAGGATTTATACCTAAAATTTTAAGAGAATTATTAAATCTATTTTTAATAAATTCTTTAATAGTATTAACAGACAAAAATTCCAGTTCTCCTTCTTCAAAAATCCAATCTAAAATACCACACTCAGCATCATATGCTTTTTTAGAAGCTTGAATTACCATATCATTAAATTTATCATCAAACCAATCTGGGTTTTCTTTTTTAATGATGTTGATTAATTCAGCTCCAAAATTACCATGTATGTTTTCTTCTTTGCTTGTAGCTTCTACTACATTTGATATACCTTTAAATATTGTTTTGTGTTTATTAAAGGACATCATTATTAGAAACTGACTGAATAGAGATACATGTTCTACAAATAATGAAAACAATAAAATAGATTTAGTATAAAGCAAAGGGTTACTTGACTTAGAATGATATAGATATTTATTCAAATATTCAATTCTCCCTTTAATAGCAGGAATTTTAACAACATTCCTGAACTCTTCTTCTAAGCCAAGTATTCTTAATAATCTAGCATAAGCATCTTTGTGTCTTACTTCGGACTCTGCAAAAGTATAACCTACATCACCTATTTCTGTAATAGGCATATGTTTATATAAGTCACCCCAAAATGTTTTTACATTGACTTCAATTTGAGCAATAGCTAACATTGTCTTCTTGATTACAGACTTCTCTACATCACTAACATTTACTTTAAAATCATTAATGTCAGTGGTGAAATTGTATTCAGTATCAATCCAATAAGAGTGTCTAATAGCATCCTTGTATTTGAGTAGTTGAGGATACTCATAGGGAAGTATATGCTCTCTCGGAGCAAAAATGTTCTTATTCATACTTATAGTTTATAGAGGAAAAAAATAGCTGCAATATAGCAGCTATTATCTAATTTACAGAAATTTTAAATCATTTCCAAGAAATATGTAAGAATGTAATAGTGAAAAAAATGAAGCCTATTTCTAACCCATACATAGGTCTATAAACATCATCTTCTGCTAAAACTTTACAATTTAAAGTCTTGATACCAAATAAGATTTCTGGTGGTAATAGAGTAACATAAATCTTTCTCTTGAATGTGGTTTTATTAACCTTTTCCATAATTTAACTGTGTTTAAGTTATTAAAAATAAATATTTATTTGTATATTATTTATGTGCACTTAAATAATATCACATGATTTCTAGATTAAATAAGATATTAACTTTTTATGATTCAGAACCTACAGAAATACTACACGGAATAATTTGGTTAATATTCTTTCCTATCTCTTATACTTTAGAGCATGGTAGTAATTTTATGGTGTTTGTAAGTATTATTATAGGTTTTTGCAGTTTATATAGTACATTATTTTTATCCTTAAAGATAAGAAAAACAATGTCAGTAAGTACATTTATAATGTCAATTGTAGCTGTAATGTTGTTTTTTAGAAATGGTGATTATAATTGTCCTACACACTGGTTTTGGTTTATATTATCTATAAGTGCTTTTTTTAATTCTAGGAGAATTCTTAATCATTATTATAGAAAAAGCATAAAACATGGAAACCCCTGATAACTTAACAACAATTATTGTAACTCTAATAACTGTACTATTTTCAGCAGGAGGTTGGAGGTTCTATGAGAATAGAATGAAACTTAAAATTGAAAATAGTATTTCAGAACGTAAAGAATCTAATTTGTATAGAGACGATTTAAAAAATAGAGTTAATAAATTAGAAACACTTCTTGAAGAGAGTTCTCTTGAGAAAGATGAAATGAGACAACAAATTTTAGATTTAACTAAAGAAGTTAGTGAGCTGCGTATTAAAGTAGCTTTTTTAGAAAAAGAAAATGATAGATTAAAAAACATATAATATGATCAAAAGATTTTTAAAAATTTTATGGACATTTTCTTTAAGTAAGGGATGGACATGGTTAATAAAAACTAAAATAGTTATGAAATTAAAAAAATGGTATGCAGATTTAAAATGTTTTGGTAAAAATCTATTTAAAGAAATATCAGACGTTGTAAAAGCTTTTGTAGAATTGCTTGACCAAATTGGTGATGTATTTAAGGCACTATTTGGTAACAAAAGAAAAGGTAGAAAAAAAAATGAAGAATAGATTGAGAGAAGGTGCTACATCAGTAATAGGATTATTATTTCTATTGGCATCTTTTACAATGGTTATTATGAATATATTTTATGAAAAAGATTTTAGCATTTTCGCAAGCATTCTCCCTGTTTCATTATTAGGTTGGGTGTTTTTGTGGGCTAAAAATAGTTTATTAGAAGGTATAACATTAGGTTTATTTAAAAATAAAGAATCATGAGACATTTATGCTTATTCATTCGTTGGATTACAAAAGGTAAAATTTGTTTAGGTTACTGCCGTAAAGATTTATGCTGTAAATCAAAAAGCTGTATATGAATCACATATTACAAGACATATTAAATCTTTTTAAGAGAAAACTTATAGTTAAAGAGAAAGAAGATCAAGATGTACTGATTTTGGGTAGGAAAAGAAAACCTAACCCTTTAAGAGTATTGTCATCTCAACCTGATAGGGAGGTATTACTTATTAATGTAGATGATTTAGTACCAAGAGTAAATTTTGATAAAACAATAGCTGTTCCTGTTCCTACTACAACAGATTATCCTGACAGTTCACCAAATTGGTTTTATACAAACACTATATCTGCAAAATGGGAACCAACCGCTGTCTATCCAGTATTACATCTTAATGATATATTAGAAAGAGATTTAGAATTACAATTAAGATTAACTTGTGTTACAGAATTTACTGAGTCAGTTAATTGGAGTGTTAGATTAGTAGATCCTAATAACCCTTTTAACTTTTTAGAACTCATGAGTAGTGCAAATGTTGGAGCTGCTCCTTTAGAAACTACAGCTAATCATGGTCATTTAGATGTAGCTTGGACCAAATTTGAAAGAGAATTTAAAGATACTAATACAATTAAAAAATTATTTTTCGAACAATATAATATAAAAGAAGGTATATTAGAATTATGGATTCATACTTCAAGTGGTTTAAACACAATGATTACTGGAGCCATAATGTCTTTTAGATCTATTTAAATTTTAAACTTATGTACGGTAAAAAGAAATATGGTTATGGAGGAATGAAAGGTTATAGTCCTTCATTCTTAACAGAAATGCAAATGGGAGGTGGTTCTATGGACATGTCAGATCCTTTTGTTGAAAGAATACGTCAAGCTGGAAGAGGTAGTGAGATGTATAAAATGGGAGGTATGACAAAAAAAAAGGTTGCAAAAAACCCTAAATACAAAATGGGAGGTTGGACTTACCCTTAAATAAAAAGAGGTGCAGTCTGTTGTAGACCGCACCTCACTAACTATTTCATACACTCTTATTACAGCAACTATATAAACATAATAAAATCGTCATCTTCTTCATCATCTAGAAAGCTCATTTCTTCTTTTACTTGTTCTAAGTTTTCACTTTCCTCATCAATATAAGATTCTAAACTCTCAAGAAGTTCTTCATCTAACTGAATAACATCATCTTCTTCAATATCTAAACTATCAAAAGAAGGTTTAGAAATTACTTCATTGTCATCAGATACTCCATACAACATATCAACAACTTCTTCTTCAGTTGCCTCATTTTCAAAAACTGGTAATGGTACAGTTTCAGCATCTTTTATATTTTCTATTGTATGTTGTTCTATAACATTATCATAGAAGAATCTGTTTAAATTTGAGTTATCTTTTAACCAGTTTCTAGGATGACTTGTTTTCATAGCATCTACAATACTATTGTAAAATACCCAAGCATTAGAAGTAGGATAGTTTTCATATCCCTCTTGAAGATATTTCTTTAATACAGTTAATTGATTTGTTTCTAAAATCTCTTCATCAAAATACAATCTTCCTAAAATTTCAGATCTTTCTCTTTCCGATAATTGAATTTTGATTAAAGCTTGTTTAAGTTTAACAATCTTATCAAAATACATTTTAGAAAATTTGATTTGATTTTCAATTTGAGATTCCATTTCTTCATCAGCTGTGCCTGTGTGTTTTCTGGCAAAACTTATATTATCAGTTACTATATGATTTTTAGTTCTTTTTGTAACTGCACCTAAAGAACATTGAAATCTTACAGTCTTATCATAAGAATTAGTCCATGTAAACATCATGTTTAAATTAGCATCTTCTAATTCATAATCATTAGGTTCAACATGATAAAAAGCTTGAGCAACTTGAGACTTATAATTAGCAATATAAGTAGTGTTTACAATACTAAGGTTATTAGCTTCTAATAACCTTTTTACTGTATTAATTATACTCTCGTGAGATATAACTGTATAAGTATTACCGTGTTGTGGTAATGCAGAATTTATTAACGCACTCTCTGTAGTTTGTGTTGGTCTTTTGTAACCCATTGTATTAAATTTTTTTTCTTTAAACAAATATAATAAAACTTTTTAAATTTAGTTTATAAACTTAAATCGTTTTTACCATTTTTTTCTACAAATTCCATAAATCTATCAACATTAAAATTCTGATAATTTCTTTGAAAACTATAAGCAAAGTCTTCAGCTATCTGTAATTTTAATTCCATAGGTAAATTAGACTTAGCTATTGTTTCCGCACATAAATTATAATCTTTTCTACTCATTTTAAAAAAGTTTTAATTGTTTGAAATGTTCATCTAGAATCTTGTTTATTTCTGATTCTATTGCATTTTTATAATAACTATAATTAATATTATAGTCAATAAACTTCTTTTTAAACTCTGATTTGTTGAAGATGGTTTGATACCATTTACCAGCTTCATTTTGAATTACTCTCTTATCATCATTATTCTTTTTATATATTTTAACACCCGTATTAGATATATAATATCTATTTATTTTCTGAAGATCTTCAATTATATGTTGTCCATCTTTTATAAAACTACTTTTCTGTGTCCAATTACCTTTTATTTTAGAGCCTATACAATAGTCAAATATATCTTCATTACTTTTAAGATATTCTTCAGGCATTACATTATGTATGAAATAATAATAAATACCTTTTTTTACAACAGCTCGCGACTTATTCTTATGAAGAGGTAAATCATGAAAGTTAAACCTACCTTTTATTTTTACTTTAGCACAATAATATTTATTGTTTTCAGTTTTAAATAAGTAGTGAGGAGTTTCCTTTTTAATTTTAGCCCAAGTCTGTATATCATATTCTTTATATTCAAATACACCTATATAATTATTGACATCAGCAATAATTAACTTTTGATATGTATCATGCTCAAGGTTTAACTTAGTAGTTTTTTCCCAATTTTCACATATTTGCATATACTTATCATAGTATATTCTCGGTATCATTATTTCTATACCATCAGTATTTTGCATTAAAGATACAGCATCAGGAATGTTTTCCATTATACTTTCATATAGCATCATTAGTGATAATTGACCATTAACTGTAATTTTCATTGTTAGTTCTGGGTCATAGAAAAAACTGTTTTCATCATTGCTTAAACCATAAACAGTATTCAATATAATTTTATATACATAATTTAAAGGATTAGATTTAGGTATTTTCTTTCTTTCATTAAAGAAGAATTCATACAATCTACAGAATACTTCATTAGGAAAATGATCTGGAGACCACTTATTTCTAATTGTCAAATTAGGATAAAAAGATGTAACATCAGAAGATATTATAATAAATTCATCATTGGATTCATACACCCCTTTCTTTCTTGCACCATGAACACCACCTAAACCAAAATGAGTCTCTACATTCTTATAAGTAACTTCATGTGCAAAACTACCTTTTAAGTTATAAGCATCTAAAGAAAGTTCTTTAAAAACTTTCAATAAATTTTTGAACTGAGGAGAAGAAAATTCAATATAATCAAGTATTAAATTAGATATTACAATTCTATCTCTATAAGTCTTTAAATTCTTTATATTAGTATTCATTTCTTTTTCAAGATAATACCTGAATATTTCTTTAGCAATTCTTGCCTCAGAAGCTGAATACAAATTAAGACCATACATTTTAGACAACTTATGTCTTAGTTGTATCTCTGGTTTACATATGTTATAGATTTCTTTAGTAGAGCTTACATCATTAACACAATAGTTTACAATAATATCTATTTGTTCATCTGTCTCAACAGATGTTTCATGATGAATAGGCATTTCTAAAATATTATCTAAATCTAAACTATACTGTATCCATTTTAAACTTGATTTTTTTGCTGGATTATCCCAATGATTTAGTTTATATAAATCAATTTGTTTGATGTTCATTTTCCATTCAGAGTATTCTGGAAAATTACCTTGTCTGCTGTTATTTATACAGCTCATAGCATATTTAAAAATATCATTAGCTGCTTCACAACCAGAAAGTTTTAACAATCTTTTATAGTTGTTTATTATATATTGTGTTACCTGACTATCAAACTCTAAACCATTGAAAGATATATGTCTCTCTTTGTTTTTGTAATTTTTGTTTAAGAATTTTAAAAATTCTTTTAAGTCGTTTCTATTATCATGTACTACAAAGATTTTAGTTTCATCTTTTTTGTTATGGGTAAATACACCTACAAAACAATTTACTAAAGTTTCATAATCCATTATCCAATGGTCAGTCATATTATATCAGTTTAATTAAACAAAAAAGGGTATGCTTTCACATACCCTATTAAATACAATGAACACCATCTATGTAGAGAGAATAAGAGGGGAAACTTTAGTTTCTTTTACATCAACTTCCAAATACTTATCTATATCATAAGTATCAGAATTAATAGCAAACAGATTTATGAAATTCTTAATTTCATCTTTATCTGTAATGTAAAATTCAGAAAAAGTTTCTACACTCACCCTCTGCTCTTTAACAGTCTTCCCTGTCTGTTTGTTTGGAACTTTTAATCTTTTAGGTTGACCATCTTCATCTAATCTTGGAATCATATGAAATGCTTTCTTTTGAACTTTGCTTATTATAGCAAGTATAGAAGAGCTTGGATCATATAATGCTTCAACATACGGGCAATTTAAGCTCGTAGGTATTAAAGAAAATGATGGTATGTTTCTAAAAGGTGTTGATATAATCAACATGTTCTTAAAATCTGTTCCTTCCATATTATATTTTTGTGTTATAAAACAAAGATAGCAAATAATTTTAAAATTTATTATTTAACCTATGATATTCATCTAATATATCATCAAATTTTTCGTTTGAAAATCTTTTATGATCTAAAAAATCCAAAAAGTTAGATGCTAAATCATAACTATTTATAAATTCTAATACTAAAAATACAAACTTTTTATGCATATCTCTCTTTATTTAAATCTGGTTTGCTTAAAATCTCATATACATCTTTAATATATTCCAAAGGTACATCTAAAGCTTTAGAATAATCCTTGTGAAATTTAGCTGGATGTAAAAATGATTTTAAATATTTTAATAATACAGAATTCTTTCTGAAATAATTCAATATAAGCTTTTTTGAATGTGTAGAAATTTTAGAATATTGACCGTTTACTATAAAATCATAATCTTTTTTCTTAGATAAAAGATCAAAGACATATAGTATTTTATCATCTAAATATTTCACATCATGAAAGCATTCATTTGATAATAAATAATCTATTTCAAATTGTTTAAACTGTTTGTCATCTTTTACTTCATATAAACATAACAATTTACAATCTGTAAGCTGATAATCCTCACTATACATATAAGTTTCAACAGGAGTATATGTTATACTATTACTTAAATTAAGTAAGGGATACAAAAAAACTTTACTTTTTTGAAAGTATTGAGTATATACATTCATATTTTAACATGACCAGTTATAAATTCGAAAGGTAAGGAATAATCATTATTTTCATAATGATAATTTGCTTTTTCTAAAACATCAGTCATTTTTTCTTCCCAATATGTCATTGTCTCTTCAGTTACTTCAAAAACATATACTTGGTCCATATTGTCTATGACAATAAATTTAAAAACAACTTTGTATTTATCACCAGCACCATATACATTATCACTAACTAATTTTTTATACATAGCTGCTTGTAACCAGTAATCATAATAGTCAACAGTTTCTTTAAAATCACTAATAGATTTACCAGTTGTTTTTAAATCAGCTATAGTGATAACTTTATTCTTGTTATCAATTACACAATAATCAACAAAACCTTTTAACCCGAATTTTTTATTAGTGAGTTTAGTTTTATATTCTTGTTCAACATAAACTTCTATAGGATCAAAAGGAAAGTCTGGAGTATCCTCAAATGAAAGTAGCTTGTTAACTTCTTTATTAGATTTAAGTATCTCTACTCTTTCTAAAGCTTTATCAACCATTTCTTGAGTTACAACATCTATAACAGGATTATTGATGTATTGCCAATATAAATTATTAGCCTCTGTTTTAATTTTACTGAGTCTTAACTCATCTTTTTTATAGCTCTGATATAAGTCATTATCTTTTAATGTACTTAATATAAGCAAGTCATCACAATCATAAATGTTAGTTGCATCTGAAAGACTTTTAACTATGTTTAGTACATTCATTACATCTTTAGATGGATATTTATCTAAGCTTATTTTAAATTTTTCATTGAACTTATTAGGTTCAAATAATAAACAATGTAAAAGACTACCTTCTAATAAGTTTTTAGAAGTTTTAGATTCTTTCTCTTTTAATACATATTCTTTATAGAATACTGATGGTGCAAACAACAATTTTTTTAAAGAAGAATAACTGAAATTAAATTCTTCATTGTAAAATACTTTTTCCTGTTCTGTCATAATTTAATCTATTTTAAGTTTAATAATATCACCCTCTACAATTTCAAAATTACTTACATTTTGAAAATGATCTAATACTTTGGTTCTAATAAAGCTGTTTATTTTCATACTAATTAGATCTTTTATATCATCATCTAATAGTTTTTTATTTTTAAAGATTTTGATTATCTCTTCTGTTCTGAAATACAAAGATCCTATTCTTGTTATATTATAATTAAGATGTACTACATCAGAAAAATAATCAAGAAAAGCAGTTCCCAAAGAAGTACCTGTCAATTTATTGGTGTCAAAATTATCATTAAATGATATTAGTAAAGTTATATAAGCATAAGATTTCTCCCAACTACTGAATAAAATTGAGTTTACAGCTAAATCTATATCCTTTCTACTTTGACTATTAAACATTTTTGACAGATTTAAGTAACTATCTTTATCTATTACTTCACCTTCATCTGCAATTAATTCTATTAAATTTGTATTTAAAACTGATTTACAATTTACTATTTTGTTAAATGTTTCTAAGTTTTTATTGTATACAATATTATGTCTTGTATAAGAACCTCTTACATTATTTAAAACTATAAAACCTGAGTTTTTATGTATAAAATGAAAACGATCCATTAAAACGTAGCAGTCTGAATGGTTCTTTTTCATTTCTTTTAATTCTGCATCTACAAGATTCCAGTATGGTAATCTTCCTAAATCAGCTTTCATTGCTCTTAAGAAATCATCAATATGCACAAGTCTTTCTATATAAAATATTTTATTGAAAGATTCTTTTGAATACACATAATAATCAGGATCTTTTCTTACAAACTTACAGTTTATATTTTCTTTTAAAACCTCCCTTATTTCTAAAGGGAGGTTGCAGTTTTTTAATGTTTTAAGTTTAACACCTTGTAAATCAGATTTAGTCAATGTTTTATAATTATTATCTTCGTATTCATATATAATACCTGCTTTTTCATAAGGTAATAAAACATCGCCATCACTGTTTCTACTAATCTCTATAAAATATTTCATATATAATCTTTAAATTCTTCTTTAATAAATACTTTGAAATTATATAAAGCTCTATGATAAATTTCAATTTTATCACGACACATGCTTTCAAAAAACTTAAAGTTTTTCTTGTTCAATAAACCTCTTTCTTTAAGATAAAAGATCATTTCTTCAGGATCTTTTTGTTGAAGCTCTGATATATTAGATTTTTGTTCCCAATACTTATAATCTTTATTTCTTGGCATCCAGTATCTACCTATCACATGAGCTAATTTCCATAACAAATGTATTTCTTGTTTAAAATCAATTGTTATGATTATTTGAATAGCCATCTCTTTATCGTTTCTCATCATAGCAGTTATATCATCAAGTAATTCTTCAGTAAGAACTATTGTTTCTGCTTGTGAGAATATTAAATTATCAATAGTTATAACAGGTACAGCATTAGTTTCTATATGATAAGCTAAGTTTATAGCTAAAGGACTAATTATAAAGCTGTCATAAAATAAAGAGATACAGTCTTCAAATAAATATGTAGGTTTATCATTAAAAGAAGATGGAGTGTAGATAACAGGTTTATCATACATATCTACTTCAGGTACATTACCATTAGTATTATCAAAAGCTATATGATTTTTAATATGATATATCATTATCTTACTATTAATCTTTTGAATATCACCATAGCCTTTATAAAAAATTTCATCACGAAAATTAGAATGTGTAATGATCAAATCAGATTCTTCATAATTGTTTGTAAGAATTAAATTTTTTTCTCTGCAAACTTCTTTGATTCTTTCTAATCCTATTGGACAATTAGGTAATACAAATACCTTTTTGTGATTTTTAATATTTATAGATTCTGTATTTTCTAAAAATTTATTTTTAAAATCAAAATATAGTTGTTCATCAGATACAACAACTGTATCATTGATTTTATTATAAGCAAAGAGCCCGTAAACAGGCTCTTTGTCTAAATTAAAATGTTTTAATGCATCAGGATTTATATCTTGATATACTGATTTTTTACTCATTTCTATGAAATTACAGTGTTAATAATGTTTTTGTCCATTAATAGCTTTTTATATTTCTTTTCACCATTCAATGTTCTTATAATTAGATACTTTAAGTCATTAGTGAAAATATCTTTTGAAGCTAACATTTTTAATCTGTTAATGATCTTAACACTTACAGTATTTGTTTTAGCATATACTAAAGCAAAGTTCGCAACACGTGTAGCTAAAGTTGATGCTATGTCTGCACGATAAGACTCATCACTTCCTATTACATCTTTTAAACTCTTATAAATTTTATCATCATCAGAGCTTGTAATAATATCTTCAGGACTGATTAATTTATCAAGTTTGTTGTTGATAAACATAGTAAACATACTTGCAAATTCACTACCTACAGAACCTTCACCAATCATTTGAATGATAGGTAAATTGTTTTCAAAAGAACTAAAGCTTGAAATACAATTGAAAAATGTAGTAATAGCTCTTGCATTAGTATCTTTATTTACAAGTTCTGAATTCAGTAATAAGAAGTTGATACAACGTGAATCAATACCTGTTTCTTCAGCCCACTTAGCCCATACTTGAACATCATATTTTAAATCAACAGATACAAATCTTGTTTTTTGTGCTGTATCAATAGTGTTTACTAAATAATCACCATTGTCAGGATTTGAAGTTAAGATTATATGCCAATCAGAAGGTAATGACCAAGAGATATAAGTTTGTCTGTCAATTAATTCCATTACAGCTTGAATAAAACGTACCATTGTGTTATCCTAAGAGTTCTTTATCTCTTAGTTCTACAGTTTCATTTAGATTATATCTGTAGTTCAGACTATATCATCAACAACCTTTAAGTTTTGGTAAACATAAGTTGTTGTCCTGCACTCGTGGATATTTTATCTTCAACACCACTTGTTAAGATTACTATATCTAGTCGTTGCACCTTCTGTATATTTCTATACAGCTTGGCTCAGGATTGTCCATCTCTGGAGTTTCCCTGAGTTCACAGGATTTTCGGGGGACATAACGTTTATTCAAACTTCCATTTAAAACCACCAGCAGTTCTGTTTTTACTTGCAGCTCTATGAATGTTTTTGATTGAATTTTTTATTTATCCGCCCGTGTCCAGTCATCAAGTAATAGAATACCACCTGCTTTTTTACCAGAAATCCATTCTGGAGGACAGTAAGACATTCTATTTTTATTGGTCATTTTCCAACCTTGTTTCAAATATTCATTTACTGCTAATTCATCAACCCATTGACCTATTTTCTTAGTAACTTTAGATGTAGCATTATTAAAATTTAGGTTTTTATCAATTGGTTGTTCTTTATACATTTGAAACTGTCTAACTGGGAAACCAATTAAATCACCTAACTCCTCAATTTGTGCTAAGTTAAGTTTTACAAAATCTAACTCATGCTTTTCAGCAATAGATTTAATAGCTGATGTTTTACCAATACCAGCTTCACCTATAACTTCAATAGCTACAGGTGTTTTACCTTGATTTTGGATAAATCTGTTGTTAGTAATGATGTGGTCTACAAAGCTCTCTAACTCTTGGATGTTTAATTTTACTTGTGTCATTTTAATTTAATTTAATTTTAAAACCAGGTAATGATTCATTAATATTAGATTGTGTACTGTGTACCCATAATGTATTATGAGGACAATTTGTTGGTGCATAAGCTTCACCATCAGTTAAATAAATAAGACAAGTATAAATTTTACTTGCGTTATAATGATCAATAACAGGTTGGAATTCTGTTCCACCTCTTCCTTTTATACTGATATTGTTTTTAGGATTAAATACAGAAATATCATTTATTTGCGTGTCACATTGTATAATTGTTACTTTATTACCTGTTTTATAAATGTGATGTATTTCATTTATAAATTCTTTTAAATCATCATCATTAACAGAAGCAGATGTGTCTATAGCAACAAGAATGTGACTTTTAAATTTAATTTTAAGACCAGGATTGCCTGTATATCTTTTATTATACTTTCTCCTTAGCTTTTTAGTATAAGAGATATTAGACTTACCAACAAATCTTCTTAGATAACCTTTCCAATTAAATTTTTCAGGTTCTAATTTATTAATTTTTTCAAATATATGCTCTATTTCTCCTGGTATAGAACCACAACTTTTTTTGGCTTCTATTGCTGCCTCTTTTATTTGATGTTCTATTTGCTTTTGAATGAGCTTTTTTTCAGATTCATTTAAATTTTCAAATTCTTCCCAAGTAGAATGATCATATTGAGTAGATCCATCCATTTTTTCTAATAAATCTAACAAATTTTCATCTTCTTGTTCTTGAGCTTGTTTGAGCAATTTATAATAAGTCTTTGTACCTGCTTTAACTGGTAAATTCAGATTAGGAAAAGTACTTAATAACAAACCACCTTCTGGTAGATTTTCAAAATCTATATATTGATTTATTTCTAAATCAGCAGCAATATTAAATAATTTATGATCATCATAGCTTTCTCTTACTAAGAGATGACCAAATGCTATATGTAGCAGTTCGTGTTTAATCAATCCATATTTATGTTCTTTAGATAAGGAAGAAAAGAACTTAGGATTAATAGTTAGCTGAGCATTAATATTGTTTTTACTAACACCTGCAGTAGGTATATTTTCATCATATACCTTATTTAAACCTGATAAGAAAAGACCATAAAAAGGTTCTTTAAATATCAAGTTTTTAACTGTTTTAGATAATAATTCTTGAATCATTTTAATTCAATTTCTACATTTTTTATAAACCTATACATTCTTGAAATATTTAGTTTCATATAATCTTTAAATAAACTCTCATCTACATCATTTCTATTTTCTTTTAATTGGTCATATAATTCCCACATGTTTGTTCTTTTATCTGAACCAAATATTTCAGTTCTTAATTTGTCCAGATATTTTATTTCATTAAACATGTTACTTTTTAATCTATGTTCATTATCTAAGTTAAACTTTCTAAAACTTATTTCGATAATTAGATTAGATCTCAATTCATTTTTACTCGACATGTTTTTTAATATTTCACAAGCTAAGTCTTTATCTTTCTTACTTCCAGATAACATGTCAATTATATTACAAGATTGTTCATAACTTATTGATTCCATCTTATATTTACATCAATGGTTAAATTAAAAGCGTTATGTATAACTCTTTTAAAAATTTCTTCATAAATGCTTTTATTTAATTCAGTAGGTTCTTTTAGAACTAATTGATATAAATCAGATAAACTTTTAAATTCATATTTAGGATTTAAATTCAATGAGTTTTTTCTTCTCCTAGTCGTTACTGAATAAGGTTTACAAACGTGACTTAAATTAAATATTAAGCTTACTGTTAAATCATTTAATTTTAAATTATTTAAGCTTTCTACAGCCAATTCAAAATCTTCATTTGTGCCATAAAGCATATCTGATATGTTTATAGCTTGTTCTAAAATTATATTAGTCATTTATGTTTAAGGTTTTTAACATCCATAAAGGTTTAGTTTTATTATTCATATGAACAATCCATTCCTTTGCAGATGGTATATAGTTATTGCAATCTTCTTTTACATGTTGTTCACCAACATATCTTGTATATACAGTCTTACCGTCTGAATTAATAAAAGATTTACCGAATTTGGATTCGCATTCAAAAATTCCCTCTGAATGATGTCTGAATAATCTATGATTTGAATTTCCTAACCAGCTTTTAGTTTCATCAAACCATTCGTGGATATGTAAATAATCTTCAGGAACTCCACCATATTTTTTTGCTGAAGATTTAGCGTGGATATTTGGGTGTGCCATTAATATTCAAATTCCCAATTGTATTCTTCTATTGTTTTTTCATTGTAATCCCAATTGTATTCATCTATTAGTCTTTCATTGTAATCCATATTGTATTTGTCTGTGGATAAATTATAAGTTATTGTACCATAACCTCCTTCATTGTTTATCCAATCATAACCTTTTTCATTTAGTTCTGTATGTAAAATTTCATAGAAAAATTCTAAAAGTTTTTCAAGATATTTTCTTTTATCTTCTTCTTCTAATTCTATAACTACGTCATCTCTTAAAAAATCGAAATTATCTATATCTCCGTCATCTCCTCCACCTGAAAAATCAGCAGCTATATCAGTTATATTGAAATTCATCATAAATAACTTAACCTCTTCTTTTGTTATCATTCTCTTTAATTTTTATTATTACACCAGGATTTTTTTTATCATAAATAAATTTTTCAAATACAGGTATCATATTATCTGCATTATCATCAGGTATCCAGTTATTTTTAACCATATCATCTTGTACTGTTTGTGCAGGATTTATATAGTCAAATTTATGTTTAGATCCTCGTATAAATGTAAATGAAATTTTTACAGGTTTTTCATATTTATCATACTCAGTTTTAAAATCAGATGCGTACTGTTCATAATATTTTTTAGTATTAGTTCTATATGCCATAACAGTTTTACTTGCTATGAAATATTTGCCAGTCCATCTTCTACTGTTTTTACTACTGGGTACATTAAAAGGAATAAACCATTCTTTATCTTTCATATAATACTCTTTTAAAGTAGGGTATAAGCAATTTTTTTATGCTTTTAGCACCATGCTTTGCAACAGCATCTGAAATGTCTTTTTCTAAAGGCATTACAAAACCATCAATGTTGTAAGTTTCTTTGTATTTATTAACTGCTTTTTTACCTGCTTCATCATTATCAAAAAGTGTTATTACTTTTTTATATCTTTTTAATAGATTATAAATGATGATAGGTTTAATCATAGAGTTCTCACTCTCTGGAGCTATAGCTTCTACATTGTATTTAAATGATTTTAATGTAATCAAATCTTTTAGAGAAGAGCATATTACTAAATATGGTTGTTTGTATTCTAATAAATCATAATTCTGTATTTCAGTTTTAAATTTATAGAATTTCATCTTTTTACTTAAAGGTCTATACACTTTGTATAATTCACCTTTAGAGTTAAAGAAACCATACATTAGTTTAGAATATATATTTTTCTCTTCTTCTTGTTTTTTTATAGTAAAATACTTTAAAGCTTTGATATTATGATTATTTAAATCAGCAGAACCTATATTGTATTTCAACCAGTATTTAGCATCGTTATCAGTCCATTCTCTTATCTCATAACCACTGCAAATCCATTTATTTTGAGCAAAACTTTTATTAATCTTTCTTATAGTTTTGTCTTTACAGTTATTATAGTCTTTCAGTATTTGATTTATTGCTGCGGGTAGAGATAAATTGAAAAGTTTAGATACTAATTTAATTTTATCACCAAAATTACCAGTTGAAAAGTCTTTATATAAATATTGTTTCTTTGTAACATTATCAAATGTAAAAGAATCTATATATATGCACATACTGGGTGTTTTATCATTCGGATTGAATATAGAATTGATTTGTATATTCTGTCCATTTAGTGCTTCTGGTAAATTAAGATAGTGTTCAAAAACCCAGTAATCAGGAACATTATTAATATCGGTAATTAAATTTTTACTGCTAATCATAATAAAAGAGGGGATTTATTCAACCCCCTCTATCTACTTTAAAAGAGGTCAAAATCATCATCATCATCTTCAGCATCGCTGCTAAAGTTAGAAATAGTTTTTGCTTTAATCTTAATGATATGTTCTTCTTCATTGAATTGAATCAATTTAGAATCTTCAACATCAAGATTTTCCAAAGCTAATTTATTTTTATTAAATTTTGGTAAAAATAAATTGTAATTGATGTAACCTTGGTTGTTTTCCCATTCTCTACCAGCAATACAGATGTTAAAGTATTTACCGTTTTTGAAGATTTGATTAGCTCTTTTTACAAATTCTTCAATATTACCTGCTGTTATTTGATCCAATGAAGCACGCAAATCTAAAGCTTCTGCAATTTTCACTAACATTTTTAAGATCTCTTGATCTCTGTTAATTTCATTACCATTTTTAAGAACTGTGTCAGCAAATGGATAACGTTGAGAATTTACTCTTGCTACTTGACCTTGATATCTTGGACCATTTTCATTGTTAGAATCAATTAAAAATCCTTTAAAATCACCACCTACTGGTTCTGATTCAACTTCAAATACTAAATCATATGCATCTGAGTTGTATGGAGGCACTGATAAATAAACAGCATTGATTTTTACAACATGATTGCCTGGTTTTAAAACTGGGCTATTACCATTACTTGTTTTGATTTCTTTTGTACTTAACATAATTTCTAAATTTTAATTGTTAATTAATTTTCATACTCTTCAATAGCTGCAATTACTTGAGCTAAATCATTATCTATATATAAATTATCAAACATCCCTAAAGGTGTTTTACATGTATCAAAACCATTATTTTGTGTTCTGAATACATATTTTAATTCATCATTGACTTTTACCAATTCTGCATATAAAACCATAGAAAACAAACCTTCTAAAGTAAGGCTGTTATCTACCATATTACCAATAGTTTTAGCTTTTAACTTGTTATACCCATTGGTGTCTTTGATTTCTTCTAAATGTGTAAAGAAAAACACATATAAATCATCACGAAGTTTGATAGGTAGTCTTGCTAAATTAGCTAAGTTTTTACCTATATCTGTAAATTTCTTAAAACCAGATTCATCAGCTCTATCAAAATATTCAAATGATGACATATATTGTAAATCATCAATAACAATATTCTTTATATGAGGCATTTCTTTACTGATATGCTTCAAAGTTTTCATAATAGAGCTAAAATTACTTGCTTTTGAAACATTACCATTAGGATTATCTGTTGAAATAAGAGTGTAATTCTTTCTCCAACCTTTAAATGGTAAGTTCTTGTTAGCTATATTAATAATGAATGTTTCTTGAGGGTTGAGATTTCTAATAGATGTACTCTTACCTCTACCTGACTCTCCAATAACTAAAATTGATTGTGCCATTAGATTTTTTTGTTTAAATTAATTAATAATTTTTCAATGTTTAAAAGAACATCGAGTGCTGTTCTTTTCTTATTTATAGACGCAGTAGAAATTACATTTTCTACAACATCAATTTTCTTGTTGACTTCAATTAGTTCACTTACAGGAACAATATAAGTTTCAAAACCTGAGCTGGATACATATTTTTCATATTCTTCTTCCCAATATGGATTGTGTTCATATTTATACAATATTCTTTCTCCTTCAATATTATAATCTCTATCTACAAACTCTACAAATATATCAATAGCTTTTTTCAATTCACTTGGAAAAAATCCTATATGCAGTTCATTTTTACCTCTTGGTTTATATGCCATTTTAGGCAAATAAAAACCATTGTTTTTTTCAAAGAAATCTTTATGATATTCTTTTAACTCATACAATTTCTGTTTTCTTTCTTCTACTTTCATATTTTAAACTTGTGTGTCAGGTGTTTCCATTTCATGAATTTCCATTTTTTCAAATACTGCTTTAAAGAAACTCATTCTTGGGTCACCGTTTCTGACTTTTAGAAAATGAAATACTAAAGTTCTATCATCTTTAATTATATATCTTTGAGGACCATAAAACTTTATTTTTTGTTGTGCTGGTCTATTCATACCAATTAACATATCTGCATGCTGTAACATAGCATCTGAGCCAAATATATCTGATGTTAGAATATAATTGCCGTACTTACCATCAACAGCTCTATCAGGATTATCTACATTCCTGTTAAGTTGTGATAATGCTATTATAGTACAAGGATATGTTCTTTTAATATGGGTAAAAGCTTCACCTAATTCAAACAACATAGGCATAAAATTATTACCGTGTTTAGCATCTTTTTTAATAAGTAGGGTGTGGTCAAGAGTAATGATAGTTTTTTTACCCTTATGATATTCCATGTACCTATCTATTTGATTTTTAAATTCAGATATAGTTACACTTTTATAAATAGTGTCAATAGGTAGTTGAATGCGTTGTTTTGCATACTCACTACAATATTTTATAACATTATCTGATATTTTACTATTAGCACTTAATAATTCTTTGTAAGTTTTACCTGTTATAGAACTAAATTGTCTTATAGCTGAAGTTTTTGGTAACATTTCAAAGTTAAATTCTAATACTCTAAAATCTTCATTTGGATTAAGATTGAAAGATTCTCTTATTATTTGATCTTTCAATAAAGTTTTACCTGAACCAGGTCTTGCACCAATAACTATAAGATTATTCCATTCTATACCATTAATACCAGCATCATTAAATTTAGGCCAAGGTGTGATGATTGAAGTTTCTTCACCACTTTTCCTTTTAAGCATGTAATTAATAGCATCTTTATACGCTTGCTTTTGACCTTGCCATAAATTCATACAATCTTGTCTTTAAATAAATCATTGTTGTTCATGTTATAACCATCTCTAATCATGTCACAATAATCTGCAAGTTTAGAAAATTTAACTTTATTCTTGTCTTGTTTAGAAATGAAGTATAGACTGTTTTGCATGTACTGATAGTTTTCTCTTTTGTATTCTTCTATATACATTTTAGTAGCTTCTAATACTTCATCCCAAGTAAAATCATATTGTGAAAAGAACCATACAAAGTTTTCTGTCAAGCTTTTGACATTATTTCTTGAGGGTGAACCAGATGGTAGTTTACCTTTTGGAAACAATTCTCTATAATCATTTACTTTTTTGATGTAATTGATACCGAGTAAATCATTGATACTTTTAGATTTTTTACCTGAGAAGTAACTATCAATGCTGTTTATAACATTATTACCTTTTAAAGTAATCTTGTTATCTCTTATATAATCAAGTTTTACAAGTTTATTGTAATCATCTTGATTAAATGTTGTTACGCTAATTTTTTCTCTAATAGATAGCAATAAGAAAAATTGATTTGGAGACAAATCATTCTTTTGCACTAAATTGAATAATTCCCACATTGTGTTGATTTATAGTTCTAAAGATACGCATTTTTTACCATTTAATTTTTGATTTATTTAGATTTTCAAGCTCTGTGTTAATTTTAACAAATAAATTATCAGAGTTCCATACACCTCCTTTATAACCAGCAGATGCAGGATGTGGTACTTTTAATATTTTATTGTTATTAAGTAGTAATACAAATTCTTCAGCTTTTCTACCTAACAATACAATGATTAAATCATCTCTTAGATTTAAAAAGTCGAATAATGTACACATAAACTTTTTCCATATGTTGTAATGAGAACCAATGTTTCCTATTTCAACAGTAAGAGCAGTATTAAGTAACAATACACCTTGTTCAGCCCATCTTGACAAATCACAATTTCTACTTGCATCAGGGTATTGTTTTTGCAATTCATCAAATATGTAAGATAAAGATTTTGGTTCTTTCATATTGATTGAAGAACTAAAAGCTAAACCATCTGCAACATTTAATTGTGGATAAGGATCTTGTCCTACAAATACAACTTTTAAATCATCATATGGACATTTTAAAAAACTATCAAACAGACGTGAATACTTTGGTGTAAACCTTTTACCTTCACTAACATTATCAGTTAATTGTTGTATTATTACTTCAAAGTCAGGATTTATTATAAGTCTATACACAATATCCCAATTACTATATTTAAATTTGTGTAAGAAATAATCTTTTTTATCTTTTATAGTCATAAACTAAATTTTATAATGGAAAAAACATTAAAATACGATTTATCAAAAAATATCAAAAACCTTGAAATAAATACTTCATTTATACAGGGTTTAGAAAATGTATTGACATTTTTTATATTTAATATAGTGGAGGAAACAAGTCAATTACCAGATATATTCAAGAAGTTTGAAAAAATTATCACGAATAAAGAATTGACACAACTTACTCCAGTGGAAAGCCATATGTATGTAATTTTTGCATTGCATCAGTATTTAAAAGCTGAGGCAATAAAACAAAACTTACACGAAGAAGTAGAAATAGATATTCCTAAAGATGTACTTAAAGATTCTCTTAAAGATATTATTGCAGGGAATAAGGAAGACGCATTTAAAAAATTAAATGATGCTTTATCTTTAATGGATGGAGTATTATAAAAATAGCCTGTCCACAGTGTATGAACAGGCTAATATATATAAAACCAAATTATGAGAACTACCTTTTAATTTTCTTTATAGCTTCGTGATATTCTTCAGCTGTAATTTCTCTTTTCTTTCTCTTGTCAAAGATATCATTTTTTATCTTTGCAAGCAACTCCATATAGTCTTTTGCATTCATTTTTTTTTTAGTTTTAATTATTAAAATATTTTTATTTCTTCTAAAATATCATTAATAAATACATATTCTCTTCTATCTTTAACTTTTGTACTTCTAATCCAATTTCTTATTTTAGTTTTAGTTTTATTTTTATTTTTAGTTATTATAGGTTTTTGAAAATTTAAATTACGATTTTCAGGTTTTAATATTTTTAAATATTCTATGTAAAAATTAAATTCATTTAAATTAATACCTAAAGGAACTTCATCTGAAAAAATAATATTAGCTTTTTCATTACCTAAATTTTTTATGATTTTGTCTTTAATTTCTTTTAAATTCAAATCATTTTTTAGTTTTAAATTCAAATCATTTTTTAGTTTTAAATCTTGTTCTTTTAAATAATTTAAATAATCACTTACTTGAATCAGACTCATATTTTTAAGATCTCTATTATCGTATAAATGATGTTTTTTTATTTTATTTTTTTCTATTTGATTACCTTTAATTATAAGTAAAATAAAAATTGTTATACTAACGGCTAATAAAATTAATAAATAATTCATGTTTTTTAATTTTAATTCATTAATGAAATTTCAAATACAATATCATTGATATAATATATTTTCAATATTGTTTCGAATTTTATTTTTTTTATATGTTTGATATCAAACACACTGTCTGTACCAATAGATATTGAGTTATCTTCTAATACATCAAGTATTCCATAAGATGTATTTAATATATCTCCTGATACAATCATTTCAAATTTTACAGTTTCTCCTAAAAATTTATTTTCTAATATTTTATACAACTTTTTCATTCTTTAAAATTGATTTAAGAATAAAACTTATTTCTGTATTTATATCAATGCTTGTAGCATTATCTGTGTCAGAATTGTAATATATTAATATATCACCTTCTTGATATTGTAATTCATAATCTAATGTTTCCATTATATCATCAATTACTTCTTTTTTACTTACATATACATCCATTATTTTTAGTGTTAAAATTTAGCAGGTCCCGAAGAACCTGCCGTTAAAACTAAACCATTGTGAAAAAAAAATTGTTATTTACTATAATGCAAATCTAATAAATTATATATATAATCTATTGATTCTTTAACTATAAACCCACCATTGTTGTGGGTTGTCACTCCTACAATAGTACCTTTATCATTAACATATATATGTCCTATATGGTTTACATTTATCAATATAGGATTATTTGTACTGGCACTTGTTAGTTCAATCATAATTTATTGTTTTAATTTTAAATAAATAGTAGTCAGGACAGGATTCGAACCTGTGATTACCATGAAAGAATCGAACTTTCATTTCTTGTTAACAAGAAACTAACCATTACTAC